ATTCTTCTAAATTAAAATCTTCAATAGACTCAATGTTGAAATCATTTAATTCTATTCAAATTAAAGCAAAAGAAATGACACCAGTTATAACTCAGACTTTTAACGATATAGGAACAAAAGCTCTTGAAAGTGCTAAAAATCAAGAAATAGCATCTAATAAGATGTCTACTTCCTATGATAAATCTGGTAAGAAAGTAGTTGAAAATTTAAAAGCTATCTTTGACGCTCAAGGGAAATTAGAGGGATACAACCCCACTAGCAAAGTAACTACAGATGACGCTTCGGCTAAATTAACTAAAATATCAACAGCTTATAAAAACCTATCAGCAGACCAAAAGGCAAATGTTAATGTTATGAACGGAATGGAGACAGAAGTAAATAAGGTTATTGAAAAATATGGATTACAGGGGAAGGCCTTAGATTCTGCCACAACTCAAGGAACGAAATACAGAACAGAAGCAGATAAAATTACAGCGGCTCAAATAAAACAAACTGAAGCTACTGATAAAGCTTTCGCATCTTCAAATAAAAAGGTACAAGCAGAAGTTACCAAACAGGGAAATGCCAGTGCAGCCATAAATAATAAAGATTTAGAAACTCAATATAAAGACAATTTAAGCCTGGCTGAAGCTATGGGAAGAGTTCATACTCAGTCTAATATAAATATTCAAGATAGAGCAAAAGCTTTAAGTGGACAACAAACAGCAACTCTTCAACAAGAAGCTAAGGAAGAAGCTTTAATTGGAGATGCTATTGCTAAAACGACTCGTGCAAGAGAAACTGAAAGATTGGCACAAGGTAAGACCGATGCAGCTATAAATAATAAAAATCTTGAATCTGAATATGCAGCTAGAGTTAAATTGGCAGCGTCTACTGAAAAACAGTCCTTAGCTGAATTGAAGTTATATACACAGGAAAAAAGTCAAACGTCTCAATATAATCAAATGTCAAAACAATTAGCGCAAATAAGTGGGGAAGCTAATCTAGCAATGTCAAGTAGTAATGCCGGATCTTCTATGACAGATAGATTTAAGGTGTCCGGAGTTTACGCTGCTGCGGCTGCTGGAATCTACGCGTTGAGATCGGCTGTCAAGGACATGATTCAGACAAATATTGATTTTGAAGTTGGCCTAAATGAGCTCTCAAGAATACTCAATGTTACTGGACAACAACTAGCTGATTTTGGTAAAAATCAAATACAAATAGCTAAGGATATGGGTGAACCACTTGCTCAGGTACAAAGCGCCTATTCTAGTTTAGCTGCTGCCGGAGTTCAAAATACAGCCGAGTTAAATTCTATGGCTCGAACAGTTACTATGGCTTTAAATACGAGTACTATAAAAGATGCAGCTACTGCCTCAGATTTGCTTACTACGTCCATGAAGCAAATGAATATTCCTTTTTCTGAATCTGAAAAAGTATTGGATCAATGGAATTATTTAGCTGATAAATCAGTAGCCACCACCGAAGACTTTGCGCAGGCCACATCAAAAGCTGGACTAACAAGCCTTAGTATGGGTGTAGACATTTCACACTTGAATGCTATGGTAGCAACGCTTGCGGACTCCACAGGTGCAAGTGGTACACAAATCGGTGACGCATTAAAATCTGTAGAGTCACGTTTACTTAGACCTGAAACATTAGCTGTATTAGAAAAATACGGAATTAATGTGATGAAAGATGCTACTCATTTTAAAGATTTCGGTGCAATTATTACAGATGTTTCTACACAATTAGATAAATTTGGAGATAATACAATTCAAAGTACAGAAATTCTTGATACGCTTGGGGGTAACATAATAATTTATTTAAAAGACTATATAGTTATCAATATAATTTTTTAAATAAATTATTTAGCCCCGTCTATATAGTAATATGTGGATGTTTCAGGTTAAATGCAGGTAATTCCCAAAGCCTTACACCAAAACAGAATAGCTAATAGCTATATATGGCAACGGTACGAAAGTAGAAAAAACGTAAGGATGGTCTATGCTGAAATAAAAGCCTAATAAATTAGGTGCTAAGGACTAGTTATAATAAATAACAAACGGATGTTCATGCAGCGAATCCTCGAATAGAGGAACGTTCAACGACTATCTCCTAACGGGAGAGTAAAACCGCAAGCGATTGGCGGAGGAAAAATCTGACTCCTTAGAAATGAGGATGAGCAAATAGTCTCCACTACATATGAAAATATGTGGCAATTAGAGAAATCGAAATTGCTTTTATGAAGTAGCGTTCATAAGAAAAGATATTGGTACAATGCGTAAGAACTGGGTAAATTTGTTAGCTAAGAATTATGATAAGGTTGATACAACCGCAGCTACTGCATCTGTAGATTCCATTGGTTACTCGGCTGAAAAGTCAAGCAAAACTATGGAGACTTTGGATAAAAAGATTATAGGATTTAATAATACGATAAAGGAAATGTATATTTCGACCGGAGATTCTGGACTCTCTCAACAATTAAAAGGTTTTGTAGAAATAGGAACAGTCCTTGCGAAAGTTGGAGCATGGGCTGCACCATTCTTATTAACTCTTGGAGAAGTTTCTTTGGCTCTTGCTGGTATATCTGCAACTATGAAGATCATAAAAGCACAAAGCTTAACTCAATCACTTGATAAATTGAACCTATCAGGACTTCAAATGGCAGCAGATTTGGGTGGTATGAAAGGAGTTTCCTTTAATGCGGGCACTACATCAGCTACGGTCTACGATGCTGCTGTAAGGTCTCTACAGAAGGATATTATGGCTAAAAATATAACAGAAGAACAGTCTGTCGCTATACTGAGTGCGGTATCTAGTAAGATGGGGTTATCTTCAATGAATACAAATACATTAGCAGCAGCTCAAAGTGCATTAAAAGCTAAAGTGGATGCTGGAGTTATAACCCAAGAAGTTATGAACGCTAGAATGGATGAATTAACCTTGAGTACGGCTGGCGCAACATTAGCAGCAAATGAAAAAGCTTCAGCAGACGCCGCGTTAAACGAAATGCAAGTTGTAACCGCAGCCAGTGCCAAAGGGTTGCAGCTTGCTATGGTAGGTTTAACCCTTGGAATAACTGCAATACTTATGATAGGAATTCCGTTGATACAATGGATGACTCAAGCCGATGAAAGACAACAGAAATTATTATCAAATGGAGCAGATTTAGCTAAGAAATATCAAGAAGAGTCAAAGTCTATTTCTGACTTGGTCACTTCGTATCAAGAGTTATCAGCTTCGGGAGCTACAGATAGCGAAACTAAAAAACAACTGTTGGACATACAGACAAAATTGATATCTAGTTATGGTGGTGAGGCCGATGGGCTAGATTTAGTTAATGGTAAATATAAGGAACAAATTAAAATATTACAAGACGCTTCTAAAGAAAAAGCCGCTGATTATGTTAGAAGCTATCAAAAAGAATTTAACAATGCCAATAATGTACTCAAAAATACAGATGCTACCGCCATAACTACATCCGCAGAAAGCAAATCAAATCCCACTGATGTCACTGAATTAGAAAAAATAATCAGAGCTACTAAGGGAGTAGAACAAGTTGCAGGACAAGTTTACGGTGTAAACGGAGACCTTCAAACAAGGGTAAACATTTTAAAATCCATACTAGATGAATCTGACAAAATTAAAAATAAATCAGAAGATCAAAAAACTGTTATAGGACTCATCTCTGGTAATTATCACAAACTCAATGATGAATTAACGGGAGCTAAAAGCACAACTGATCAAATGTTTTCAGCGCAACTTGTTAGTGAATATTCGGACAAGCTTGGAGAAATTACTAAAGCAGCTACTAATTATGAGAAAGCAACTGCAACGGGCAATACTAAAGACATACAAACATCAGAGGCTGATATTACAAAGTTATCTACTGCAATGAATAATACGCTTTCCCAAAGTCCAGAATTAAAACAAGCTTTTCAAGACTGGGTTACAGGACTAAATCTTACCTCTAAGGCATCCAAGGAAGTTACCACTGAAATAGGTCTTTCAAAAGATGCATTGGCTACACTTACTACAGCCTTCGACACCTCTGTATCATCTATCTCCTCGTATAACAAACTCATGGAGGATTATAAAACAAATGGTAAGTTCTCAGCAGAATCCGTTCAAGAAATAATTGATAAACATCAAGACCTTGCTGGATATCTACAAGATGAACCTATGCTTTATATGAAAATGTCAGAAGCTTTAGAAACAGAAAAAAATACAGCGAATTCTACTTATGGACAAATGATGGCTTCTAACGATGCGTATTATTCTAATAATATTAAAGGAACTGACAAAGTTAAAAAAGCTCTAGGAGAATATTATAATACCTTATCTGATGATCAAAAAACCGATTTAGAAAATAGTAAGAATCTTGCAGAAGCTAAATTAAAAATCGAGAAATCTATGGTAGAAACTTTGGCGGCATTATGGAGTAGTTACTACACCGCTGAAACCGAAGCTTTATATAATGTACCGGAGTATCAACAACAAGATGCCGTTAAGAATGACTCAGCTACGTCAGAAATACAAAAGAAAATTGATGCTTTAAATGCTGTCACAACAAATTTTGATAATATTTCCGCTAATATAACAGCTCCTGGAATAGACAAGGCTGGTGCAAGTACGAAAGCTGATACTTCAGCTACAGATGCATTAACAGCAGCTACAAAGAAAGCTACAGCAGAATCAAAAGTTTATGAAGATGCTTTAAAATCACTAGATGATACTATGAAAGCTAATGAAAATACCCTAACAAATGCAGCGCATGGAACTCAGGAGTATATTGACGGATTGACTAAAAAGGCAGCACTTATTACTCAAGAAATTGCTTTAAATAAACAGTCAATTATTGTAAATACTGCAAACGCAAAGAGTTTAGCATTATTAGCTGATGCGGCAGCTAAGGCCTCTGGAAGTACTTCGGGAGGAGGTTCCAGTAGTGGATCAAGTGGAAGTTATAGTGGAAAGTATTCATCGTGGATAAATGATGCAGCTTCTCAGAATGGTCTTTCTCCAGCATTAATTGCCGGAATAATACAGACAGAATCAAGCTTTAATCCAAATTCGGTAAACTCTAAATCTGGTGCTACAGGCCTTGGACAATTCCTTGCTAGTACTGCAAAAGAAATTGGACTTAAAGATAGAACAGATCCTCAAAGTTCAATATATGCTTTAGCTTCATATTTAAAGACAAGAATAAATCAAGCTGGTTCTACAAACGGTGGAATTATGGGATATGGAGAAGGAACCCAAGATTATTTAAATAAGGTTCTTTCAAACGCTTCTAGCTTTGGATATTCGGGCGGCTCAAGTTCCGGTTCATCATCTGGTGGATTATCTATCTCAGAAATTCAGAAAATAGTTGGAGCAAATGTCGATGGAATTATGGGGGCTCAAACTAAGGCTGCAATTAAAGCTTGGCAGAAGGCTCATGGACTTACAGCTGATGGAATTGTAGGAGTCCAAACTACTGCCGCTATGGGTGGAGGTTCTAGTTTAGGTGGTTCTACTGGAAGTGTAGATACTTCTGGTGCTGATGGATTAATGTCTAAGGTAGAAGAAGCTACAGCTAAAATAGCAGACCTTCAACAACAACTGTTGGAAATTCCTTACTTGAAATTTGAAGATCATTTAACCGGATATGATAATAGAGTTGCTATAATCACAAATAAATTATCTATTCTAAAAAATGATATGGAACTTTCCACTAGTGGTGTTGACCAGGCTAATATCTCTATGCAAATAACAGCTAGTCTTAAAGAAGAAGTTGCGATTGCCAAAGAAAAAGAAGCTTATATCAATCAAGAAATTGCCAGTAGAACTTATACAGCTGCACAAGTGGCTGATATGAATACTAAGCTTCTTGATGTGAAAGAAACTGAATCTTCTATTACCTTAGAAATCAAACAACAAGCAGATGCACAAATTGCAGTTGTTACTTCAGCGGAATCAAAAGTTATGGAAATATTGAGGAAAACCAATGAGGAACGTAAAAAACTTATTACCGATCGTTATGATCTTGAGAATAAGAAACTTGACGAATTACAAGCTAAATATTCTGCTGACAATACAACAGATGATTATAATAAGAATCTAGGGAAAGAACAGGCAGCTATGAACGCCATAGATGCTTCAATTACTTCTGCTCAAAGAGATAAATCATCTGCTAGTGGTCAAGCTAGATTAGCTCAATTGATGTTAGACAAGAAAGCAGAGCAAGATAAAATTGATGAGATGACTTTAGCCAGAGGAAGGGATATTAATAATGCGGCCTTTGATAAGGCTAAAACAGATTTGGCTGCGAAACAAGCGGCTGAATTAGCTGCCAATGACGCAACCTATTCTGATGAAGAAATTACTAAGATGGCCAAAGACGCTGTTTTGAGTGGCTTAATTCGTGATGTAGAAGGTAATGTGATAACTCTTTCAGCAGCTTACACAGACTTTGAAAATCGTTTTGGTTCTGGTATGAGTGCTATGGGACAATCTGTAAAGGATAATCTTATAGCATCTCTTACAGAAGCACAAGCGTTGATAACAGCTATGCAAGCTAACGGTACTATTAATCTAAGTGCAAATGTACCAGTTCAGGGATCTCATGCTAAGGGCGGTATAATCGACTATACAGGCTTAGGATATTTGCATGGTTCTAAGGAAAATCCTGAAGTAGCTTTTAATGGTAAGCAAGCTGTAAATTTACTTAATAGCATGGCAACTACACAGATGTCTTTGCCTAATTATCAACTACCAAATCTTAGTTTCCCTTCGATGAATATGCCAAATGCAAATAGCTCTAATGGTAGTTCATCACCTGTTATACATTTTGATCAACCTCTTGTATTAGTACAAGGTAATGCTGATCAGAATACAGTACGAGACTTAGAAAAACTGGGTACTAAATGGAAAGGTGAAATTACAAAATCTATCATGGATGGTATAGGATATTCAAATCAATAATATAAAACACGTCTTTTAAGAGGAGGAATAAACACCCTCCTCTTTTTATTATGGAAATAATTAAGAAATTCATATAGATATCAAAATTTAAGGAGGTAGTTATATTGAGCTTTTTGTCTACGGACTTTACATTTAATAATACAAGTTCAGAAGAAATGGGAGTACATCTTATTCGTGTCGGTGAAGATACCACTACTCAGTCGCTCTCCTCAGCTAAAGTTTTATCTCGGGACCATGTGAAATTTAAAGGTAATTTTTACCAAGGAGCCGATACTAGTTTTTATACTTTATCAATGAAAATTATGAAAATAGATGAGGAAGAACCATTTACCCCAGAAGATAGAATGGAGTTACTTCGTCTTATAGCACCTGATAATGAGTTTCATATATTTACAGTCGAGGAGGATTTTCCGGGTTTAGAATTTATTATCCAGTTCACAAAAATCCAGTTTGTTACAAACCCAACTGGACAAGGCTACTATGAGCTGGAGGCTGAAAGTAACCATAGTTTTCCGTTCTCTCAGTTAGAGACCATAGAATATGATTTATCAGATAATACTGGGACAACTATTATAGAGTTGCCAAATAATTGTAATACTGATTCATACTTTACTCCTAATGTTTTTCAGTTTACCTTAGTCGGAAATGCCACAGGAATTTCAATAAAGAATTTGACCAATTCAGGAAATACTCTGAGTTTTAATAATTTACCTTTACTTGAGACTGTAGCTATAAATAGTAGACAGGAAATTGTTACAGAAAGTGGTATAGAAGCTATATCTAAATTTAACTTTGGATACAGTGCTTTAAGTATGGCATATGGTCTTAACAGATTAGAAATCACAGGAGCTTGTATAATTCAATTCCAATTACAATACCCAATACAAATATAATGAAAGGAAGTAAGGTATGAGCACATTATTTGATAATATTTTAAATGAGAAATATGATTTTACATTGGTACAAACATATAAAAGCAGATCCCCAATAAATATACTAAGTACAGCATTTGATAGAACTATTGATCCAAATATTGACACAGTACACTCTCTTAAATTTACTTTACCCTTTTATATAGAAGACTCTATCACTCATATAAAAATACAGAATCCACAATATCAATCCATTCAAACGGAAAATCTAGTTTTATTAAAAGCCGGAGATCCTATGAATCCTGTATTCCAAGAATATTATGTCATTAAAACCCTTAGTGAAAGTAGTGATGGGTTAAAAATGACAGTTGATTGTAAAAGTTTAGAGTCAAATTTGGATGGAAGTATTATTACTATTGATGGAATTGAAAGAGAGCTAGTTAATAATATAGATAATAATGGAATACTTAACCTTGTAGAAGCTCAAACTTCTTGGAAAATTGGATATGTAGATCCTGCTTGTTTAATTGATATAATAAATGGAGGTACAGCACCCCGAGTTCGTTGGATAGACGCCCTCTCTAAATCTATACTTAAATTCCTTCATGATGATATTTGTCCAGCTTATAATATTATAATACTTTATGATACGTTTAATAAATTGATAAACGTTTATGATTTGGATAATTATGGTACTCACACTGGGATAATTTTAACTGAAGAAAATTATGTAAAAGATTTAACTAAGACTACAGAGGGCATTGCTGTTTGTACTTGTTTAGAAGTCAGTGGAAAAGATCAGATGCAAATTGCCACCTTGACATTAGATGGTACTAATCGTATAACAAATTATGATTATTATATTGCAAGTGGTCAGTTAAGCCCTGAATTAGTATCAGCTTTAACAAATTATAATGCCTTACTGGCTGTTAAAAATACTGAATTTAATATATTGAAAACTCAATTAGACGCTATAAATGCTAGTCTTGTTATTAAAAGTTCCGAATTAGATGCTCTCACAGCGTTGCAGAAGAGTTTAGATGGAATACAGGCTAGTTATATGTCAACTACTCCACCAGATAATGTAAATCTAACAATTCAAACACCTCTTTGCAATGCTAATCGAGTGGCTACTACAGCTAAGAATGCAGAAATTGCTTCGTTAAATGCTCAAGTAGTTGCAATTAATATACCAATATCTCAAATAGGAACAGATATATTTAAACCTACTGCGAAGATTATCGGTACAAGTACATTAATATTTAATGCTGATTTACTTCAGGAATTAGATTCTTGGACTATCGTACAACCCTGGTCAAGTGATGTTTATGTAACACCAGAATTATTAAAAGTTGCTGCAGAGAAAGTATTAGCTATATATAATCAGCCTGTGGTTCAACAAAGTATGGGACTAATTGATTTCTTTGCTGATAAAAATGCTCAAAATTACTGGGGCAAAATAAAATTAGGAGATTTTGTTAGATCGTATTCTGAGAAACTGAAAATTAATGTTGATGTGAGAATTGTAAGTTATAGTTATAATATCGATACTAATGCTTTGACAATTGTTTTTAGTAATAAAGATAAGAAATTAGATAATGCTAAGTCCATAGGTACAAGTATTACAAAAGCTTTGAACTCAGCTAAATATTTAAACACTAAGAGATTATCTTGGGATAATATTGAAGGTACTAAAAATGCAGTGGACACATATCTTTCAAACGCTTTAAATTGCTCTGCACAAGATATTGTAGCTCTAGCTGGAAGAAATAAAATAACTATTACAGAAAACGGAATTTTCATCGTTGAGAAGGGCAATGAGGATAATGGAATCGCGATATTAGCTGGTAGTTTGTACATAACTCATACGGGATTTTTGACTGTTGATACAGCAATAAATAGCGATGGTATAACTGCCAATCTGATTATTGGTAAATTATTAGCAGGAGATAAACTTGTAATTACAAATGAAAATGGTTCTGTAGTAATTAATGGAACTTCTATTACTATCAAGGATGAAAATAATACTGTAGTTCTATCAGCTAAAGGTGTTGTAAATAGAGATAACTTTGGTTTCGTTGATAATGTAGATGATTCTCATCCAATGAATATAAGTTTTTATATTGATGATAACGTAAATGTAATAAGTGAAGTATTATTAAAATTAAGCGTAGAAGATTATAGAGCATATGAAAAAGGAGCTAGTACAGTCAGTGCAACATCTGCTACTTCAGGTGCGAGCAGTAATGAAACTAGTGGAGCAAGTAGCAATGAGACTAGTGGGGCAAGCTCTAATTCAACATCAGGAGCCAGTAGCAATTCAACTAGCGGATCTAGTTCTTCAGAAGTTACAGGAGGTGGCGGATATCAAGATGGAAGTGCTTTGACTAATAATACGGTTGAACCTGTTTGGGAGGGAGGAGTAACAAATACTAGCACAGCTTATCCAGCAGATTTTGGTTCAGATGGTAAGACACATGGGCACACCGTTCTCAAAAGTGGATTATCTCATTATCATTTATTTGGTATCACCTTAGCGGATCATACTCATAATATTGCACATACTCATCAAAATGCACATACTCATCAAAATGCACATACTCATCAAAATGCACATACTCATCAAAACGTGCACACTCACTCAATAGAAATACTTGGACATACCCATAGCTTGATTTATGGAATCTTCACGACTCCCTTAACATTGGGTATTATGAAAATATATGTAGATGGAGTTTGGGCTATGGACTGTATAAACATACAATCCATCATGAGTTTGCAACAATGGGTTGATGTAAAGGGGTGGCATACGATCTCTATTACTAGTCCTAATTTAAATAGATTTTCTTGTTCCCTATCTATTAAAACTTATATAGGTGCATAATATAAAAGATTAAGGAGGTACAATATGGCATTCGGAATAGGTATAAAAACTCAATTTGGAATTACAGCGAACTACTGGAAAATAGCTAAAGTAGAGAAATCTAAAATTAGTAAAAATGCATATATAGTTCTTAATGGATATGAATCGAAAGAAACAAAAGATTACGCCAATCTCGAACCTAGATTTATTAATATATATCCTAAAGATTTTGATGAGGTATTTGGATTAGAGAAAATCAACAAAGAGGGTATGAACGAAGATAAAAGTATATATGAGTTTATCAAAAATAACTGTGAAGAGTTTGAGAAGGCTGAATTTATTGATTAAAAATAAGTAAAATATGTTGAATTCTTTTATTATTTGGAATATAATAGAAATAAAATATACAAAATTAAAAGGAGCTTTATTATGAAATTAAATAAAAGAAACAACATATTTATTTTATTTATATTATTATTTATATTACTTTTAAGTGGATGCTCTAATACGAAAGACATTGTTAAAAATAGCCCTTCCGCTAGTAAAATTACTAATACCATCAAAGAGTCTGAAACTAAAACGGCGGTTAAGGACGTCAATATAAATAAATTTACCAATGAAACTTTTAAAAAAGATGTTTCAAATATTTATTCTCAATGCTCTAAAGGATGGGAGAATAAAGTATATACAGTCAGTTATACAAAAGGTGATTATATTGCGTTTTCTAAAAAATATAGTAAGTTGTTAAACTTAAGTGACTATGAACAACAAGTATATACGGATGTTACAGAGCTTAATGTTACTATATGTAATTATCTTAAGTGGATTCCAGATAAATTAAATGCTGAGGAAACACCAGATATGAAAACAAGAATAGAATTTTTACTCAATAAATACAAATCCGTTTTATAATAAATCAATATAAAATAACCATTTGATTAGCCATAAGATTAATTTCTATGGCTTTTTATTATGCCCAAAATTAAACAAATGACGAAAATCAAAATCAAAAAATAGAAAGCGAGGCAATAAATATGGATGACGTTTCAAATCTTTTATATACTCAATGGAATCAGGACTCTAATGGTAATAAAATTAATATTCAAATTACAAATGAACAGCATCAAGTGGTAAATGGTACGATATTATTATCACAGATTCCCAATGAATTTAATCATGTAATCATAGATAATTATTTTGAAATATCAAAAACTCAGACTATTACGTCTGCAAATCAATTCAGTGTGAATTATGTCACAGGAAATGTAAATTTTTATTCTACAGAAGAAAGTAAAAACATCACAGTTACAAATTATTTTGGAAGAGGTCAAATTTATATAGATAAGTCCAGAATTGTAACTGAGAATGATGGTTCAACTATTGTAGAAACTTTAGATCAAGCAATATCTATAGTGCATCAAGAAGCAACCAATTACGGTAATGCTGTTGCTTTGAGTGCAGCCAATGCTACATTAGAAATGATAGAGAGCAGAAAAGGTGAGACGACATTAGGAACTAAAATCGGGAAAATGGATACTTTAACAGCATTAAAAGCGGACAAAACTTATGTCGATTCACAAGACATCTTACTCTCTAATAAAATCGGAATTTTAACTGACAACGGAATAACAGAGGCTAGTTTAGCACTGGCGGTAAAAAATGATCGTGCACAATTGGCAGCTAAGGCGCCACAATCTGAATTAAATATTTCTAATACTAACATAATAAATAATGCTATAGCTATAGCAAATAATAGTGCGGCAATAGCTTTAAAATCAGATAAAACATATGTTGATACGTTAAATGCAAGTGCTGTAAGTGGTAGTCCTAAAGACGCATTTGCAACATTAGCTACTTTACAGTCCGCATATCCAACAGGAGCTACAGGAATTTACTTAGTTGTAGCAGATGGTAAATGGTATTACTATAATGCAGGGTGGATAGCGGGAGGGACATACCAAAGTACTGGAATACCAGACTATGGTCTCACTCTAAAAAACATGGGATTCCCAGTTTTAGCAGGCAATGCTAGTATTAATCTTTTCAATAAAGATACAGCAATAAATGGGTTTTTCGTTCTTGCAAGCACTGGAGTAATATCTGGCTCAGCTCCTACTTATGCCTATTCTGACTATATTCCAGTTCTGCCTAGTACAGCTTATATACTTCAAGGGACAGGAGAGCAACTGGCTTTTTACAATAGTGGCAAAGTATTTGCAAGTGGTATTGCAACCCCTAATTTTACAACTTTCACAACTCCAAGTACAGCTACATTTGTAAGGCTGAGCATGAAAATTACAGAGATACCCACAGTTCAATTAGAAAAAAATACTATCTCTCAGCTTTATGAAAGTTTTTATCCTAAGTTTGATGAAAGTATAATAAAATATTTTATAAGTTATTTAAAGTTAGATCCTTTGCTTTTAAGAGGTACACCATCTAAAAACTTATTTAATTTAGCTACGATAACAAGTGGCAAATATATAACTTTCACAAATGGAAATTTGACTACTTTGGCTAATTATAACGCAAGTGACTTTATCCCTATTTTACCGAGTACACAATATATTTTAACCGGAACAACGGAACAATTTGCATTTTATAATAGTAGCAAAGTTTATGCGAGCGGATTAGCTACTAGTAATAATGCAGTATTTACCTCACCGGTTGGTGCTTATTATATAAGACTTTCGGTTAAAAACGCAGAGCTTGCAACTGCACAACTAGAGCAAAATAGTATCGCAACATACTATGAAAGTTTTGGATATAAAGTAGTTAATTCTATTTTGTCTCAAAGTAATATGAATTATATAAGAAACAATATTGGATTAACAAATATTATAAAGACGGTTAAACTAAATGGCACAGGAGACTTTACAAGCCTTAGAAGTGCATTAGAATCAATTTTAGATTCAACAGTAAATAAATCGTATGAAGTACAAATAAGTGAAGGTACCTATGACATCCTAGCTTATTACACAACAACAGAGATAAATGATGTTAATTTTGTTGGTTTAAAGGTTCCTGATTGGGTGCATTTAAAAGGAATCGGGGATAAGAATAAACTAATATTAAAGGGAGAATTAGCAGATTCATTTTCAACTGATACGAAGTATAGAGTTTCAACTTTAAACCTTACTAATAACGGAAACTTAGAAAATTTAATAGTAACTGGTAAAAATACGCGTTATGCAGTCCATGACGATTATTTAAATTCTGATTTAGTACGAAAAGTTAAGAATTGCAACTTTATTAAATATCTTGGTAGTGGATACGCTCAAGCTTGGGGAGAAGGTAATGTAAGCGGAACAGACCATACTTTTGAAGATAGCTATTTCTTTACAGAATTTAACGATATGCCATATAGTTTTCACAATAAACCAGCATTAGCAAGAGCTTCTAAACATAAATTTATAAATTGTAGATATGAAAACATAAATGGTTTAACAGCTATTAGATTTGGTTCTATGGGAAGTGGTAATAAAGACACAATATCTATGATTGGTTGTAGACTAAAAGGGCAAATTAAAATGTTCGAAGAGGTTGCAGGAAGTGGCGCAGGATGTGACTTTACATTAAGTGGCTATGGGAATGATGTTGTACCAGTAGAAATTATTACTACGGATGGAAAACAATATGCTTATGATTTTGCTGGAGAAACCAAGAAAATGTATAATGGTGATTCAACTATTATTACAAAAGGTACCCCAGTACAGTTTTTATCAGAGGGTTCAGCTATTGGTGCATTTTCTACGGGTACTGATCTCATATTTTATTTTGGTATAGCCATTGAAAATATTGCAATTGGTGGAAGTGGAATGATAAGGACTGGTGGTTATTTAAGAACAGCCGATACCAATTTAACAGGTCTAGTTTTAGGAAATAAAATAGGAATTGTCAATGGAGTTTTAGTAAAAGTAACTACAGGAGATTATATTGGAATTGTTACATTAACTAATTACATTAAATTAAAGTAGTTAAACAATGTGAAATTATAATGTAACTCTATCATAAAAACAGAATATAAAAGATGAAGGCACCTGAAAGGGTGTCTTTTATTATGTAAAAATTAAAAGGGAGGAAGGAAATGTTTGAAGATTTGAAATATATGTATAATCACAAATATAAAGCAGTAGACTTTAACTTTGTTTGTAGATGTGTATTAAAATCCTGGATTACATCTGAGGAATTTTTTCAAATCACAGGAAAGAAATTTAGCTATACATTTTTATAAAACTGTATTTATACGAAATGAAAAACAAAAAATGATTCACTCCGTATAAATACAATACTGGTCTGTGAAGTGTTAGGACTTCACAAGTAAAGAATACTTTATAAATTTAATAAAGTCAAATAATAACTTGCAGAGGAGACGATTATTATACCTAGAAAAACGTACCGAAAAATTATCACTTCACTTGAAGCAATTGAACAAATTAATCCCGAAAATAAAATGTTGATAAAGAAATTCTTAAAATATAAAAATGCAAAATGTTCTGATACAACCATTACTTCTTACCACTCAGATCTTAATATTTATTTTTGCTACAACATAGTTGAAAATGAGAATAAATTATTTACAAATACCAGGAAGTTAGAATTGTCAAACTTCTTTGATTATGGGTTGATAGATTTAAAGTGGAGTGGAAACAGATATCAAAGAATTAGAAGTTTAATGAACAGTTTCAGTGATTTTATAGTTGATTTTTTAGATGAGGAGTACCCTAACTTTAAAAATATAGTTAATAAATCTGTGGTCAAGGTTGAGAAAATCCCAGTTAGAAAGAAAACTGTAATACTCCCAGAACAAGTATATAAATTGAGAGATACTTTGATAGCTGACAATAAATTTCAAGAAGCTGTTTACCTTATGCTACTGGCAAGTTCAGGAGCCAGAATTAGTGAATCTCTAAGAATAGATGTGGATATGGTAGATGAAAATTTTACTGCATATGAAGGTTTATTTTTAGAGACTACGTCTGATCTTAAGACAAAGGGGCACGGTAAGACTGGGACTATGATGACACGTTTTATTATTAAAGATGTATTTTTACCCATATATACCCAGTGGCTCCCTATGAGAGAAAAAACAATGAAAGAGAACGGCAAAGAACATGTAAAGATGTTTATAAGATCTAATGGAGAACCCGTTACAGAATCTATTGTAAGAACATGGATTGGTAAATGGGAATTAATATTAAACGTAGACTTATACGCCCATGCATTCAGACACTTTATTGTTAGTGATTTAACGCGTAAAGGTTGTAGTTCTGACTTTATTGTAGCTGTAATGAAATGGAAATCAGCAGCCATGTACAACATCTATTGCGATATAGAAGACAAAGACAAGAAATGGAAAGATATCGGAAAATTAAAAGATGCTATGGCGTTACAAGAAAAATTTATAGCTAAAGAAGATGATAAGAGAGACCTTTAATTTATAAAAGGAAAGAAGGTATTAATTCCAAACTTGAAAGGGGAAATCAATCATGTTTAATGAAATAATTCACCAGGCCTTAATAATCCTACAATCCATGCTAAATAAAACACTACTATTTTTATCTGTTATAATCTCAATCTTTCTTGGAGCTATTGGCTATCCGAAACAGGTATTAATTTTTATATTAGTCCTCATCGTAATAGATTTAATTACCAAGCAAGTTTCACTGATAATAGTAAAATATGGAGAATTTAGTATTCGTAATTACTTTAAAGGTTGGACAGATAAGCCTGCAATATTAACTTCAAGAGCCCTAAAAAATGGTATTTGTGTAAAGACAATTTTATATTCACCTGTATTATACATGGCTCATCAATTCACAATTATTCCTCAAATGATAGGTGGTAATATAATTGCTAATATTTTTTACACCCTATTGTTATTAGTTGAGGTCTCAAGTATTTTCGAGAACTTTATTGCATCTGGATTTACATTTTTTGTACCATTTTTAAAACATATAAAGAAGTTCGAAACAAGAATAAAATAATTTTTTAATTAAGGGGACGATTTATAAATGAAAGGAATAGATATTTCAAATTACCAAAATAATGTAGACTTTGCACAAGTAAAAGCTAGTGGAGTAGAAATTGTATATATCAAAGCGACTGAAGGAGTAACTTATACAAGCCCTGCCTTTAGACAACAATATCAATCAGCAATTAATGTTGGTCTTAAAGTGGGAGTATATCATTATCTTAGAGCCAACGATCCTATTTCGGAAGCAAAACACTTTCTATCTGTAATAGATGGATTACGTTTTGATTGCAAATACGCAATAGACGTCGAAGAAATTCTGGGGCAATCTACCAGTCAAATAAGTTCCAACGTAAGACACTTTGCAGACTATTTAATAAGTCAGAATAAAGAGCCATGTATTTATACGGGTTCCTTTTTCTATACTCATAATTTAGATAGCTCAGTAAAGAATATTTTTCTATGGGTTGCAAATTATTCAGTACATCCAGATTTACCATCTGTAGGTTGGCAATACAGTTCTACAGGCATAGTCCAAGGAGTCTCAAATGGATGTGACGTGAATGTGTTTGAGGATGGAATACTATTAGGTGGCTCAACAACTACAGCCCCTGTATACACCGCTGTGAACCTAATCGCTACTAAATTACAACCTCGTTCTCAGTTAGAAAAAGCTAAACTATTTATAGGTTTAAAAGCTAAAGAATTACAGACAGATTTAATTGCTTGTGAATTTAATTGTGGTGGATATGGAGCCGATGGAAGTTTTGGTCAAGGTACTTTAGACTCACTTATTGCGTTTCAAACTAAATATTTAGGTATAAATTTTGCTGATGGATTAGCTGGAAATCAGACATTCACAAAACTACAAGAAATTATTATGGAAATAAATAAGCCTAAAGTTGTAATAGATGCTCAAGTCCTAAAGCTACAACAAGTCATTAATAGATTAATAAAATTAGGACTTGTCGAAGATGGAATTACAGGAACAAAAACAAAAGAAGGAACTATTAAATTACAACAAATTTTAGATGTTGGTGCCGATGGAATAGCAGGAAATAATACTTGGAGTGCTATAAATTCAGTTCTTGCAAAACCTTATTGTGATATAAAGAGTCAAGGTAATAAACCTGCAATTAGAATTATTCAAAACATAGTGGGTACGAGTGTAGATGGAATTTGGGGCTCTGGAACAAATATAAAAGTTGCAACATGGCAGAAGAATCATGGGTTAGAAGACGACGCAAAATTCGGTACTTTAAGTTGGAATAAAGCAATCGGTTAATCAATCAACATTAAAAATAAATAAATAAAAATTAGGAGGTCGTTATTAATGGATATTAAATTATTACTTTGGGACTGGAGATTCATACTTGTTACTATATTAGGAGTGGCTGTTTATGCTGTAGCTGACTGGAAGAACTTTAAAATACTTGTTATTCAGGCTATTGCAGTTGCTAAATCTAAAGCTAAAGACGGTGTATTAAATGGAGGTCAAGCTCAAGAAGATTGGGTTGTTGATAAAGTTTACGATGTTATGCCAGCTAGAATAAAATTATTTGTAAATAAAGAATTGCTTAGGAAAATAGTTTATAAAGCTTATCACATCACAAAAGATTTATTAGACGATGGTAAATTAAATGAATCTGTACTAGATCAAATAGTTGAACAAGTTGTTGCATCTGATAAGGTACAAGAGGCTGTGGAGGCCGTAGCGAGTGCTGAAATAGAATCTAATGTAGTTGCTACTAAGGAAGCTAACGTAGCTGAAATAATCCAAGAATCAACTGTAATTCTAGGCATACTTCCCGAAGAAACTAAATCTGAAACTATTGAGAAAATAGAAGAAGTTTTAGCAAAATAATAAATATAAAAACACTATTTTATTCAACAAATAGAAAGGAATGATTAATTTATGAGAGTAGGATCGGGATATTTCGGTTCAAATAATTTATTAACTTCAACTGCAAATCAAGAAATAATTCAGCAAAATAAACCTGTAAATTTAACATCATTTTCATCATATAAATTTAGTTTTATGAATTCACAAGACTGTCATGTTCTTATAAATGGTTCAACAAATCAGATATATTTACCAGCAAATAAAGGATTCAATTCAGATGATGTTGATAAAGAAATATATACATTTGTAATTGTAGAAGCGTCTATAAGTTATTACTATTTAGGTGCATATTAAAGGAGATGATATAAATGGGGTTTTTCAATAATTTCGGTGGAACATCAGCAGCAGATAAAACTAAATTAGATAGTCTTTCTGCTCCAATAAAAAATAATCTTATTGCCACATCTATTCCAAATATAACAAATGATTCTGGAAGTGGGTATTCTGCTGGAAGCACATGGATTTATGGAGGTATTACATATACTTGTACAGATGCAACAAGTGGCTGTGCGACATGGGCAAACTCAGCAGATGTATTCTATTTTGATTCATGGGCTAATTTAGTAGCTACCATAAGCGTAGTAGGTTCAACATATGTAAATAAATATGCTATTGTATCTAATACTAATGGAGGAGTTAATAGTGGAGTAACTTATGTATCTTCTAGTGGTGCAGTAACTAACCCCATAGTTGATGGTAGTTCTGCTACTTATAAAATTAATGCACAAGGAACTATCTATGGTGTAACATGCCAAGTTAGAACAGTGACAAATCCAATTATAACTTCTATTATGATTGTTGCAACTACAAAACCAATAATAGCAGGTTATTATATATTTTCCGTTGTTCCTACAAACGGACTCCCATCTGGAATAGGATTAAACGATATAACTTTTTTTGATGGTATAAATTGGTCTTTATATCAGAAATACTCTTCTGCTATACCAGTATTGGTTGCTGGAACCACAACAAATACACAAGTTACATGGAAAAAGCAAGGTGGAAGTTGGGTAAATTCCTATACTGCTGACAATGCTTCCAGTGGGTGGTATGATGTTGGAAGTGTTCGTACGCAATTTGGTCAAGGCGGTGGTGGTTCATCATCCCCTACTATTACTTTCCCAGCCCCATTTAAAGACACAACATTTTCTTTTAATGCTATGTTTAATAATGGTAGCACTGCCAATACATACAACGTGATGCAAACAGGTAAAACAGTTCAATCAGTTTCATTAAACAAGAAATTTCAAGGTGGTGGGGCTACTGGAGAAGGTCTGGATTGGATTGCAATAGGATTAAAACCATAATAATATTAGGGAGGTATAGACCATTATAAAATAAGAATTCTAAACCTATTTCATTTAAATAAGTCAATCAGAGTAGATTAATTCTATTCCGGTTGACTTATTTTTTTTGCTGCTTTCAAATTGTCAGATAAAAGGAAGTTCCTAGGTTCCCTTTATTAATAGCTGAAATAACTATTCTTTAACATTATTTAATACTACAATAGAGCGAAAATACATATCAAGGTCGCTCTCGTGTAATAATAGTATATACTACATAATTTTTAATATACCTTTAATTTATAGGAGAATCTAAACTCATTAATTTGAGATAGATTCTCCTTATTTTTTCATTTTTATATATGATCATAATAGTATATAATATAATCATTGAGGTGAACATAATGATTAAAATGAATCTACATATGAAAATGGCTGAAATTAAGATATCACAACGTGACTTAAGCAAAGAAACTGGAATTAGACAGGCAACATTATCTGCATACTATAATGATAGTTTTAAAATGATACCAAAAGAGCATTTAGATATTTTATGCAAATTTTTCAAGTGCAATGTAAGTGATTTGATAGAATTTGTTAATACTAAATTTGTAAAATAAAAGGAGGATAATCCTCCCCTCTTGCAAAACCTTTCGACCTAAACTTCCAGTTTATGGCTATTCCATATTGTGGTAGTTCCGTCAGAATAATATATAGTAACCATTTCTCCGTCAATTTCAATCTTATCAATTAATTCTATTAAAATTGCGTTTTTATGCGAGCTTATAGAGCTATCTTGACAATGTAGATTCACAAGTGCTACTATATCAGATTCGTGAATTACATTCCTGGGACAGTAGCTAGACCCTCCTTTGTTCTTGTATCCTGAGCATATATAATTATAAGTTTTTCCTTCTAATTTTCCTATGAAATTTGAATTACAGTTTTTACATTTAATGAGTCCCTTAAATAAATTCATACCTCACCACCTACCTTATTATATCATACAACTAGCTCCGTGCCTAGTTGTATGTTTATATGTGAACTATCTCGTGTACATATAAACATACAACAGTAATTTAAAAAAATTAGAACGATATTTCGTTCCAATCAATTATAACTCTAGTATCAGTCACACGCACCTTTTCAATAAAGAAATATGCTATTTTCTTTTTTTCTTCCATAGATAGTGTCTCCCATGCATCAACACTTTTTAGTAAATCTTCCTTTGAATGTGTTCTATGTTTATTAACTACAACTTTACTTATTTCAGATATAAGAGTATTTTTTTCAGTATCTAATTTTTCTATTTTCTCATTCACATACTTAGTTGTGATCTTACTCGCTTCTGCTAGTTGAGATATTAAGTTTTCAATTTGTCTATCAATTTCGATAATTTGTATTTTAGATTTGTTTGTTTGAGAATCCTCTATTTCTTGCTTAGGAAAATCATCATTTCTTATTTTTTCAACTATCTCAAATATATCTTCCTTTACAATTTTTTCTATATTTTCGGCATACATAGTTGTTTTAAATCCGTCACATATTTTTAAATTACTTTTACCCCTACAGCTAAGATATCGTTTATCTCTCGATACAACTACAGTCACTGTGTATCCACAAGTTCCACATTTAATAAGTCCACTTAGCCAACTGTGTTTTCCTTTTCCTGCATTTTTGATTTGCTTATTAGCATCTAGTTTATATTGACAAGCCAACCAAGTGGAAGAATCTACAACACCCTCATGCAAAGCTATAGACAATGTATGATCAGTTACCTTAGTATATTTCCTTTCATTAGATTCTCGCTTGCCATATAAATATAGTCCATTGATTCCTACGAATTCAGTTACATCATTGACTATATTGCAACCTTTGTTTTTATAATAGGAATATACATCGGCATCTCCCATTACATAAGCAGGACTTCTTAGGATTCTGCTTATTTTACAAGAATCCCATGCTCCTCCTTCTGCTGCTAAAATACCTTCAGTATTTAAATGATCACTAACCTTCCCCAAACTCATATCAGTACTAGAATAAAGTTCATACATTTCTAATAATGATATGAGTTTAGTGTTGTCATTTTCAAAGGTATAAGTTTTTTTACCATTGACTTTTGTTTCTATTTTTATATAACCATAGGGCGCCCTTCCTCCCATATATAACCCTTTAGCTCCCCTGGCATAGTAATTATCCCTTACTCTTTTTTGTATCGTCTCACGCTCTAACTGAGCAAAAACCATGCAAATAGACAGCATGGCATTTCCCATAGGAGTGGAAGTATCAAATTTTTCATTACAACTGAGAAAACCAACTTCGTACTTTTTATAGTATTCTATGATATTAGAAAAGTCCAAAAGATTTCTACTTATTCTGTCAAGTTTATATACTATAACTTTGGTTATAAGTCCTTCTTTTATGTCTTTTTCCATTTCTTTAAATTTAGGACGGTCTGTATTCTTTCCAGAGAAACCTTTATCTATGTATATCTTGATTTCACCATCTATAACTTCTCTCTTACAAGAATCAATTTGACTCTCAATAGATATACTATCTTTCTTATCAACAGATTGTCTTGCGTAAATAGCTATGGACATATTTATCACCCTTCGTTCATTTATTTTTTATCTTAAGTATTATTATATATCGTTTTACTTTTATGTCAACTATTTTCGTTGTCATTGAATATGATTTCATATAATTTTTGAAGTATTCTTTCATTTATTTTTTTTTCATCTTCAGGTTTATAATCTGGACAATTAGTTATAACCTCAAATCCATATTTATGTGTAATTGTTTGCATAATATCCTCCTCTATATTGCTTATTTATAATTATGAAGAAAGAGAGTCTTTAATTACCCTCTTTTAATTTCTTATAAAAATCCTTCATTTCTTTCTCAAATATTGAGCTCATAAAATCATATCTAAAAGATGAATCCATATCTTTATATTGAATTATATTATATTTTTCATTTAGATCCTTGATACTATCAAGACTATGTAAATAAGATAAATAATCTACAGCCATAAAACAACATTCTCTCTTTTCTTCAACTGAGTTTTCATGAAGCAATTTGTGATTTAGGTCGGTGACTGGAAGCAAATTCATAGGGTTACTATTTCCACCAAAAACTATGGGAAATATATGGTGAGTTACATCCGCCTTAGCCGACCAATCCATAGGCAAATCCCAGTAGCCATCATTCTCTTTATATTTGCTGTAGAATTTATAATATCTATTCCTTCCAGTTTTATTGAAATATTCTCTAGTTCCGTCATCCACAATTTTAACTGGGAATTTTTCATTAAATAAATCATAGACATTTATATCTTTATAGCTCCAATATAAAGCCTCGTCCTTTATTTCTTCAGATATATCTACTCCGTAAATATCTTTTGTATATTCAATTACTAAATCTGGACTATAACAACGCCTGTCCAAATTTATTAAATAGTTTCTAATAGGGATTTTGCCTACTCCAATATATTCAATCATTATTTTCCTCCTTAGTTAGTTTTAATTTTTCAATGAAATCTTTTATCATATAAGAATATTTTACCTTCTTAAGCTTGGACATAATTTCCACAGCTCCAGCAGCAAGAATATCCTTTTCATTAATACTAGATTTTGTTGTACCTTCTACAAATTTATTAAAATTCTCAATATGTAAAAAATATGCTCTATTTGTTGGTTCTCTAAAATTGAAGATAAATCCAGCTATAACTCCATCTGTTTTAGAAGCTTCTGAAAGGCCTTTGATTTGATTGGATTTAATCATTGGAGTAGTACCTTTAAAACTAAATGACGTAGATTTTGTACTCTTCAATTCAAAAGGAAATAAGTTTGGACTAGCATATACTAGACAATCAAAGGGTTGATTTAAAGTAAATCTAGTGGCTACATTTGTCCCAAAACTTGAAGGACTATCCTTAAGTCTTAAATAATACATATTAGATGGCACAGATTCCTTGAACGCATTTTCAAACTGTTTACCAAAATTGACCATTTATATATTCTCCTTTCACAATACTATTTATTATGTCTTTGTTTTAAAATTCTGTTTTTAATATAGAAATATATTTAAATTTTCAACTGTGTTGCCTAAATCTTCTGATATAACTTCTTTCATGTATGTTTCCATTTTATTTATAGCTTCTTGTGATAATATTAAACTCTTTCCAAATATCATTGAATGACAATGTGGCCTTTTAATATCTTGTTTTGTTTCACTGATACTTACTTTAATCCTAGATTCCATCATCCATAATCACCTCCTTAAATTCATATAAAAACTGCATTCTATGTCATAACATTCTCATTAACTACATCATTGCACCAAAACGCAATTCTTTATATAATTCTGATGTAAATACCCAGTCTCCAATATCTTTAAGTTCGTAATCTATATCATGTGTATCATAGTAGTATTTACCATCTTTTAATTCAATTCGATATACTTCACTTTCAAAAAACCTATAGTCCTCATCTATCATATAAGCAACATCGCCTAATTGAAATTCTTGTTTCTCATTATCCACCTTTACGCCTCCTTAAATTATCTTAAAATCTATCTTTTAAAATATAGTTGATAAAATCTTACACGCTGTGATTATAATAAACACAATCCAAGCTACTATAAAAAATATACTTGCTTTACTTTTCTTCTCCTTATAGTCACTAATTGAAAATATTAAAAATAATATGTCAAATCCTAAGTTAAAAATTAAATTACCCATGCTTATGCCTTCTCTCTCAAATTTATAATCTTGCTTGTGTTATCACTCATGATTAATCGGCATTCATATTTACTTAACACAGATTTCCTTCCAACTATTTGAATACCATGCTCTGCACGATATCTTTCTTTATTAGCAATCATGCTTTGCTTAACGATAAAGTCAAAACCCGTTTGTGTCATCCGTGCTGACACAGGAACCGGCTGACTATTTTTAATTGTTTCTGTTAATTCCTCTAGTTGTTCCTTTGTTAAATCACTATTCATAATTTATATCTCCTCTTTCACAATATTATTTAGTATAAGCTTGTTATATAGATCATCGAATATTACAGGTATAAGCTCATGAAATTCTTTTAATAAAGGCACAGCCAATTCTCTCATTTGGGGATGAGCTGGCTTGTCTGCTCTTAATAAAAAGAAATGCATCCATTCCCGAAGATTCATAGTGACAACAATTTCTGTTTTTAAACTATTAGGTAATACATCTCTAGCTATTTGTGGGGTAGCTCCTAGTTCAATTAGTTTAAGGTAATGTCTTTCAGCATCGGTCATAGCAGTAGTCCATTCATCCAAGACCTTCGATAATGTCATAAAATCAAGCTTATTCATTTTGGTGTCTAACTTAATACCTTTTTCAATATCTATAACATTGATTTCATTGCTGAATTTATCATTAGAATAATTACAATATCTAGTACTTTCTTGTCCGAAGCTTGCTAATCTATGTCTTACTATCTCATGTGATACGCCTCTGTCGCAGATAAATCTTACGGTAATGCTATTATGTTCTATCATTGCTAAATGCCCTCTGGTAACTAATCCTGCAACGAATTTGATAGCAGAATCCTCAGTTATATTACCTTCAGATTTATAACAAGTTCTACCTACTTTTTCTATTTGTTTTAACAATTCTATACCATTAATTTCACTTTCGATTACATAAGATGCTTTGATTTTGTTCATTTTACATTTCTCCTTCATGTTGTATATTTTTGATTTATTTTGGCCATACTATTAATATAATATTCCGTAGTTGCTTTTTGAGAGTAGTAGATATCTTGCTTGTATATTTGCTACTCTCTTTCTTTTATTTCGTCACTAGAAAATATTCTTGTTTCAATAGGCATTTCAGCTAGACAACATTTTGCTATCCCACCTAGAATCTTAAAATTAAACTGAACGATATATTGAGTAAAATCTTTTAAGCTAACTATTCCCATTATTATTCCTGATTGTCCTTTTAATTTAGGGACAATGTCTGTGAATTCCACCTTATCTCCTAGCTTATATTCACTTTCAATTTCATAAGTATATTTTAAATATGTTCCAATTAATTGCATTAACTCTTCCTCCTTATAATAATACTATTTAGTATGATAATTTTTCTGATAAATAACCTTCTCGCATCTTCATCTGAGTAAACACATGCTAGTAAAACTATCCAAGCGAATAATAGAATCAATACAGGCCATTTCATTTATACTAAACCTCCTTAAATCATTCTTGGAGCTGCAAATAAGTCATATATAGCTAAATTCTGTTTAACAAATCCCTCGGTTAATATTTCTATTAGTTCCTCAGTTTCTACAGGGTTTAACTTTATCTTATTGTTCTTTAATACTTCTCTTGTACCACTTATTACTTGATTATGGATGTATTTGTATGTGTCTTCCATACGCTACCCTCTTCCTGAATTGTAGTCATCCCACATATTCTCCCAATACCTCTCAGTTTGCTCATTGCAATCAGAACACTCTGTGCAATAATTGCTTTCTTCATCTGAATAATCTGAGCTCATTCTTCTTCTTTTAGGATAAACAAACCATCTTCCGCAATGCCAACAATATCCAAATAGTTTTCTAAATAGTTTCATGTTTACTTCCCCCTGCACAGATATTAAGTTTTCTAAATAACCTCCTATAGAACTCACCATAACTTCCCCTAGCGGAATTATATTTTTTATTTTCTAAGGCTCCTACTATTTTGAACATATTTTCAAACGTATCTTTGTCATATCCAAGTCTTGCTATTTTCTTATAGGCTTTATCTACAATTCTTCTTGATATCCCTTCTGAAGTACAATAGCAAAATAATCTCGGGTATTTTTTACAAAATAAATAATCTTGTTTAGTAAGTGATTTATGTCCAACTAATCTCAACTTCTTCTTTTCTTTTACTACTTTGTTCATAACTTTCTCCCTTCTATTAGAAATGATGTTTTAAAGTGCAATCATCTTTATACCTTTGTAGCTATTATTGCAATGTCTCCAGCTAAATGAAAATTCAATGTCTTTATGTTCTTGCTGCAATTCCTTTAATACAATATCAGAAATCTCACTTTCAAAATCACGAGTCACAATAAAGCAAAAATCTACATAGGTAAGTTCAAATCCTTTTTTAATACTTTTACGAAACTCTCTAATACATTGAGTTTTCATAGCTTTAACATCTCTTTTAATGATTTTATTTTTATTCTTTTCTGCTTTCTGTTTATAATTTAGAAAGAACATTTAATCCACTCCATTCAATTTATTCTTTTAAAATCTTAGTTTTAAGATAACTTCCCAACTTCACAAGATGTAGTAGCAAAGTCTATTTTCTTTCCTATGACATATTCAAGAACATCCTCTATATCATCTACTAGAACACTATTAATATAAACCCCTCTCAATGGTAATTCAGCTACGGTTATAGGGAATGGTATAAATAATCTTAATCTCTTTGCAGTTTCTTCGATAACACGAACTCTCTGCTGATCCTTGCAAACTATATATTTTCGTTCCTTACTTGAGCGTTTTACCAATTCTGTAGTTTTACCCTCACCTCTAGCTGCTTGTATTATTTTCATACTAATCCTCCTTACTATTTTGAATAACTACATTATCGTTTCCCATAACCTTTGAACAACAAGGTTTATCATTGGCACTGACTAATGCACAAATTGTAAAACCGCAAATTGAACCACAAAACATTCCAAATATAAATGCCATTATCATTTTGATTTCTCCTCTCTAATATTATTTATTATGACTTACTTTGATTTTCTTGAATAATGTATTACGTCATAATCAATTGCTAAAGTCTTGCCATTAATCTCAGTTGTGAAGCATATGCCATCAAAGAAAACTTTGTTTCCATCGACCTTACCAATGTACCCGATTCTAATATCACTCATAATAACACCTCCTTAATTTAATATTTTACTAACTTCTAATTCTATGTACTCTGCAATTCCTTCTGTCCAAATAAACTTATCTCTAGCTTGTATTGTTAGCTTTCTCGTTATGGTTTCGATATCATCTTTCCATATTTCGCGAAGCATACAAGTCCAAGCATTGATTTGTGATTTATCAAATGTCTGTTTCTGAATTTCTTTAAACATTACTACCTCCTTGATAGAATTGTAAGGAAGTGATTTCTCACCTCCCATCTAATATAACACAATACTATTTATTATACAATAGTTTTTTAAAATATTTACAATACAGATACTATTCTTCCACCGAGAACATGATAAGGACACATCATAGGCATCAATATACAGTCTTTTTGCTCCTGTGTGAGCTGATTATATAGGCAGCCTTCTATTAGTATCTGCCAAGTTCTGTACCCTCTCAGGTTCTCAGAGATAACATTACGTTGAATACATCTAACTCTGAAGTGCTCATATTCTATAAATCCTGAATCCTTACCTTTCCTTATTTCTATAGGTTTTTCATATCTAAAAGGTGAAAGTTCAAGTAGTCTTTCCACAGCATCGTTATTTTGATAGAAAAATATATAATCTGGTTTCACACCTTCTGATTTCTTGGGTACCAGTGTAGCTATAATATTGAACTCTTTAAATATATCACCCCATATCCTTTTAGATAGTTTAGCCTCCATACGTTTAGCTGCTAAACTAGTTACCTCTTCAAATGTTAAGTCTACTGAATACTTATCAGTTTCAACCTCCTTTTTGATAACTGGGGCAAAAGCAGATACGGGTTTAGGTCTCATTCCTTTACTGAGCTCTTCTACTATTTCTTTGATGGTTTTCTCTCTCATTTATATTTACTCCTTTCATTTAAAATTATATTTCTATATTAAATCTTTTTCTATTTTAGCTAGTTTATTAACTTTGCTATCAATCTCATTGTCTATTTGTTCTGATATATGCTGCAAATAGAGTTCTTTTGCTTGAGTTATTCCATTGGTAACACAGGCAAATGTTAGTTCTGACTCCTCAAGTTGGAAACTAAAATATCCTTTACTCATATCTATTTTCATAATTCAAACCCTCCTTTCTACAATATTATTGATTATTAGTACAGATTGTTTATAAAAAGTGATACAGATTTATTGAGATAACTCCTTTTCAAAGTATTCCTTGACCTTTAACCATCCTGTCAATCTAAAAAATCTAGTTTCATCTTGATTGTGCATGGCATCAAATAATAATCCTCTACCATGAAATGTCTCTAAGTTATGAATTCCGTCATCGATTAAAAAGTCAGTATGAACCAAGCTTTTATTGTTACAGAAGATTATATTTTGATATGGGATACACGGAAAGAATTCGGCCAGCCATGCTCCTTTATCCCCACAAACCCCGTAATGAGCTGAACTTACAATATAGACATCATAATATTCACATAGCCATTCAACTACCTTTTGTGCGTTGGGTTGTATTTCTAAATCCCTAAAGAACCCAGGGATAGCCAGAAAGCTATAGATATCATTACCACATTCAGGTTTTACAAATTCGGTTATTCCCCAAGCCGTCACATCTTCCATTCTCATATCATCATTATATTTTTCATTATAAGCTTTAAACCATTTCTTATTGAGATTATTAAGGACTTGATCCAGGTCTATTCCAACGGTCAATTTAGGCATTTATACCACCATCCTAGTTTTCATATTTTGAATAATTTCATTTGCAGCAATATCCTTGCTTATATTTCTAATAGTAAAATCAACTTCAAATTCTACGCCTCTAAAAGTATCTCTATCTGATATAATCCTTCTGCATAGCTCTGTAATTTCATCTCCTCTATCAATCAATCTTAATAATCTTTTACGTTCAGGAACCTCTATAAAGAAAGAAATCACTTTAACTCCATCTCTTTTTAGACTCCTAAACCCACAAGGATCAACAACGACTATTCTGTCATTTCCACAATCTTCTTTTGCCATTCCATAATGCCATCCTCTATAGTTACTAGTTTCTATAAAGCAATTATGCATATCTTTTTCACTAAATTCCTCTTCCGTTATAAACTGATATTCAACTCCATTAGTTTCCCCTACTCTCATAGGTCTTGTAGTATAGCTGACAACTGGTTTCAGACTGGTTAGCTCTACTACCTTATTCATTAAAGTATCCTTACCACTTGCAGAATGTCCTATTATTACTACCATATACCTTCACTCCTTCATATAATTTTAGAGAGAATATTTCATCTCTCATTTAAAATTCAAATTTTATATTACAATACTATTTATTATCAACCTTTTCTTTTAGAGCATATTTCCCATGATATGTTTCTTCTAAAGTTTTTCTACAATCAATTGCGTCTTGTTTATTTTTAAACCATTTTGTTATACTTTTCCTGTTTATTCTTATTGATGCATACCAACCATCTCCTTTTTTATCATATAAAACACCTTTTACACCACTTTTATTTCTTGATGATATTATTTGATTCATACCATTTTGACTTGAAGTGACTAATCTTAATTCCGATTTCCTATTGTCAATTGTTTTATGATAAATATGGTCTACAGCTTCATCTTCTTTTGCATTTGTTATCAACCTATGCATTGATAAAGTGGTTCGAGTTTTAGAAATTTGTGAAGTTATGGTTGTTCTGATATATTGATGCTCGTCATAACCCCAACAATAACTTTTAATCTTGTCATAATCTTCTAAATCAAAATAGAAAGGTTGTTCTTTTAAAGTGTAACCAATTCCATATTCTCCAGATAAATCATACGTGTTGTATTTTTTATTTCTTTTGAATAATAACTTTTTTCGAAGGCAACCACAAGATTTAGAATTTCCAGATTTTAATGAATTCCCAGCAACTATGATATTTTTATTTCCACAACTACAATCACATTGCCACATTGCAGTCCCAAATTTATTAACTGACACTCTTTTAATAACAGTTAATCTCCCAAATATCATATCTTTTAAATCAATAATCGGTCTTCCCATGATTCTAATTCTCCTTTTTATTTAACGCTGACTATTTCAGAAGTTGATTCTGTTGAAATTATTGTGGATAGATTCATTCCATTCACAGAGTTAATTGGTTCTCCGTCAATTATTTTAACTATTTTCTTCAGATTCAACCAGTCCAGCGTAATTACCGTTTCTGTTTTTGCATAAGTTGGGAAGTTGGCTAGAATCTGTTCTGACGTAAGTTCAGGTTTGATTAATTTAATAGCGGATTTTTTAATAATTACATCGCCTGCAAGATACGTCTTTTTAAACTGTGTTTTAGTTTCATTAGCATCTCCAGCAGCCTTGACAGTATTTTTGATATTGAATAACTGCCATTGTATCTTATTTTCTATCCCTAGAACTTTTGAATCCCTCATGAATTTAAGCATTTCAACTTTTTCTTTATATAAAGAATTAAGTCTTTCTTTTTCTACTTCGAGATCCTTAACTAATTCTATTGCATTATCAATTTCACCCTCGGTTTGAAATGAGTATTGACTAGCCTCTCTTTGATCCTCTTCGTCTGGGAATAACTGAGCAAATAATTCTGATAATTGTGTATTTTCTTCCATAATTTATAATCCTCCTTTAGATAATTTGTAATTTTCTATTAATTTCTCTCTACTTATACCTAATCGTTCCAATGCAAATTTTAATAATGTATCATCTTCGAAGTCATCTTCTCTACAATATTTGCAAGATCGTTCTTGGTTACTCTCACATTCCCAACATTCTTGTTCACAAGCTTCATTATCCTCATACCCTAATTTACAATGTTCTTCTTCGTATCCATCTGTTTGAGCACATTCTAAAGAACACCATTTTCTGCCACATTCGCACCTTTCAAAATCACCACATTCACAAACTGATTCTCCACACACTTCACAATCGAAAAAGTCTACACTCATTAAACTTGACCTCCTTTAGATTTTTGATAAGCTTCTGTTAATTCTTCCTTTGACATGTTTAAATATTTATCTAGTGCAAAATCTAGTAAGTCATCATTGTGAACTTCCGTGCCACTACAGAAAGGACAGTACTTTGAATCAATGCCTACATCATCAATGATATCTCCTATTTCATAACCATATCCAGTTCCTTCTCCTTTGGCATGTATCCCATAATATTCCTTCTGTTCTTTCGTACCATCAAATTTAACTTTGTATTCATAAGCGTACCTTGAATCTAAATCATCATTTATCAGGCAACTAGTGCATAGACTATGCCCACATTTAGAACAACTAGCTACATATTCCTCATATACTGCTTCTCCACAACAATCGCATGGTGTATCATTTACCGACATTTATAACGACCTCCTCTAAATTTTTGTTATTATAAAAACCCGATTTTAAGATAGTTATTTACCTGAACTTCCAAGATGTCTCATACCTCTTTTAGATGGAATTCTTTTCATTTCAGTTACCGTCATCTCTACTACCTCTGTTTTAGGAACTGGTATTAATAACGCCTGACATATCGCTTTTGTATCAGGATATATTGTTACAATTCCTTCAGCATAATGACTTTGTGTCGTTATAATATCTTTAGTTATGATGATGGACTTATTTGTAGTGTTATTAATAGGAATGAACCATTCCCCTCTATAGCCACTATCTATGACCCCGCAACGTTGAGACATTCCTTTTGTTCCAGTCGAACCTCTCTCTTTAAGTATGAATCCATAATCCTCAGAACACGCTGACATAATACCTGTTGGAATAAGTTTGATTTCTCCTGGTTGTATATATATTTCGTCTTCATCAAAACACGCATAAATATCATAAGCCATGTTTTCATCCTCTTTAGAAGGCATAATCGCTTCTCTCTTTAATTTTGCAAAATAAATTCTAATAACTGGGGTACCTTTATAATTTCCTATAAATCCTTCTCCTGTAATTTCTCCATTTTCTCCATTTAATATATTCATATTTCCTTTTCTCCTCACGACAGTAGGATTTGTCAGCCCATATTACAATACTATTTAGTATAAAGAATAACTTTATTTTGTTTTAAACTTTCTTTACAGTCTATGACTCTCTGATTAGAACTCCCTCTCCACATTAATTTCTCGTCATATAGAGATTTTACAAATTGACCATCAATCAAAACATCAACATAATTAAGAACATCGAAACCTTTAATATTCTCAAATATATTCCCCGTCCATACCCAAATTGTTTTACTGGGATATTCCTCTTTGATTATTTTACAAAGTTCAGTAACTCCAAGAATATTGTAAGGCTCCAGTGGCTCCCCACCTAATATTGATAAATCTTTACTGATATCTTTTTCCAGCAACTTGATAATCTTATCTATATGATCTTCTGAAAAGTCTTTACCTGAACTAGTTTCCCAGTATGCTTCACCATGACAGCCATCACAATGAAAATGACATCCACTTACCCAAAGACTAACTCTAACTCCTTCTCCATTATTTATATCAAAATCCTTAATAGATGTTATTTTCATATTTCTACCTCAAAATCAAAATGATCTACTCTATCATCTGTTTCAGCTACTTTACCAACATTGAACCTTGTATCTCCTTTGAGTTTCTTATATCCTAGATAGCCACAAACTCTATCAATTTCAGTTATATTTGTACTTCCGCATTTAGGACAAACTCCATCTTTAAATTCACCTTCAGCGTAGCAGTCATCACAATTATCTAACTCAAGATTTATACCTTCATATAATCCCTTCTTCATTCCTTCATCTATAATTTGCTTTATAGCTTTTTTATTCTTTGTAGTTGGAAACTCTGAATAATGGATTCTACCACCGATAGATAAATTAAACATTGGAAGTTCTATATCTTGTTTCTGGATCGGATTTATATGAGCTTTTACATCTACATGAAAACTATTCATATAATATTTCTTATCTGTTACACCTGGAATTTCTCCATATTTTTCTTTGTCTTTATCTAGCATTTTGTAACAAAGACCTTCAGCCGGAGTACCATAAATAGCAAATAATAAATCATATTCCTTAATTGCTTTATTTTTTAATTCTTCTATCCTTGTAAGGACTTTAATAGCAAAACTGTTGTCCTCATGTATATGTTTTCCGGTCATAGAATAACTCGCTTCGTCTAATCCTATATAACCATAGCTCCAAGTGAATGTTTTTATAGCAGCTTCGATTGTATCATTAGAATCTAATTTGATATGACAGCCACCTTCACAAAAGAATAGTGGATTTGATGAAGCTTTAACATCTTTTAATTTTTCATAAGTCCATAGATGTACTTGAGTTGCTAAGTTAAAATTCTTTTCTAATAATTCAAAATAAATCTTCTCGTCACCTTTAGCTTCTATGGCATATCTAACTGTATTTAATGTGACAGCTCCACAGTTAGCTCTACCAATGAATATAGGTACATCAGTTTCATCTAATGGATTTATACCACCCTTTACATACCAAGGACTAAGGAAAGCTCTACATCCCATAGGTGATACTGCTAATCCATACTTGTCAAACATTTTTCCTAGATATCCAGCATCTAATGAAAGTTGGTCAGGATACATTCTTGTCATCATGCAATTAACTGATAACTCATATAAATCATAGTTAGGATCTCCTTCTTGTCCGTTGATTCCATCTCTATGTAGAAATACAAGTTTTGGGAAAACTGGAGTAAGGTGTTGTCTACCTAATCCGGTTATTCTATTGTCTAAAATTGCTTTAGAAATCATTCGCCCTTCTTTTGTAGTATTTAACCCAAAGGTCATATCAACGAAAGGAGTTTGAGTGTTACTGTTACTAATTGTGTTTAATCTTGTTTCTACGGCCTGAAATCCTTGTTCTAATGCCCTCTCTACATACTTTTCAGCTAAGTCAATAATCTTTTCTTCCGATATAAGACCATTAAGCTGCTCTGTATAGTATTTCTTAGATTTTATTAAAGCCTTCTTAACATAAGGTTCCCCAACATCATCTATCTGAGCAATAGTAAATCCACCATATTGCTGTGAGCTTGCTTCCAGGATAATATCTGAGAATACTCTCATAAATGATTCAGCACTTGTAGGTTCTGTATACTGAATACCATTTAACTCAAATCCATCCTTCAAGAGATTAGCCATATCAAATAGATTACAATTAATTCCATTAAATAATCTATCTCCTAAATCATGATAATATATATCTCCATCTTTATGTGCTTGAGCCAAGACTTTAGGAAGTTCATATTCAAGCATTATTTGCTTTGATAATTCATTAACTAATAATCCTTTTTTAGTGCTTACCAAGAGACTATTTTTATTAGCATTTTCTTTATCTCCTGAATACACTATCCGGTTACTATCTTCTACAAGATCATTAAATACGTTTGTAAATCTCTTTTTATAATCCCTATAACTTTGATATTCTTTAAATACATCGTTGTCTATACGATATAAAGCAACTTGTACTATCTCATGTATTTCAGCTACGGTTGCTATTTTTACTTGTTTGTCTTCCATTATTGATTTAATCTCTAAATATAACCTCGCAGACGTAAAATCTTTGCCTATTACTTTGCCCACTCTGTCAGCAGATTTCTGTACGGCTTTAAGTATTTTAGAGAAATCGAAATCCTCTTGTAAACCATTCTTTTTAATTACTTTCATAAATACCTCCCATTATGTCTAATAAAAATTAAGTTTTATATTAAATGTTAAATTACCTACCTATTCTGATATTTTTATTGTTACAGTTTCTAGCCATGCACAGATGAACATTGCAACATAATCCATCAATATTATCTGTACATCTAGTAGTACATTTCTTATCTTTCCAATAATCATTTTCTAACTTCTTAAAAAATTTCTTGAACATGATATGTTTCCTTTCCTGAATTATAAATTTTAAAAATCATACTGTGCAGAAATAGATACAACATCAAAAGAATGTAGACTAAAACATCTTTCTCTAAATTGTTTTGCTTCTTCCTTACTTTTAAATGGTTTAGCAAAAGCAATATCATCAGTCTCTTCTCCTCTATAAGTACCGTATTTACCTCTTCCTATCGTTGAGTATAAAACAAAATAATCTGAATATGTTTTAAACATTACTTATTTCTCCCTTCTTTTAAAATTGAGATTTTAAGTTAGATAATTTTAATATTTTAATATTTTGTCATAGATTACAGTTTTACCATCTCTTGTTAAATCATCTAAATTAATTTCTGGATATTCTGGATTATCTAATTTTCTCTCTTTTAATAGCGTCCAAATCTCTGAGTTAACTATATTAACAATAACTTTACCTTCTGCCATACCAACCCACAAAGGTTCTCTATTAGATGTCTCACATGCTCTTGTCACTATTCTTTTTGCGTAACAATCCTCACATTCATAAATCTTATCTTGAAATATCCATCCATAACTACCATCATCATATTCACTTATATAAACAGTATAATTTATAGTTGCGTATGGTTTAAATTTGTGTTCACATTTCTTAGTCATTTACTGACAATCTCCTTTCTATTAAAATTTTCATTTTAAATTAAACTTCTACAGACCATATACCATTTTCATTTATATAAGCATCACATAAAGCTACATCTTTCTTTGTTCCATCTTGATATATTACTTCTCCATAATCCTGTAGCTTGAAGATGTCATTTTCTTTTAGATCTTTAAATTCAATCTCTATCCAGTCATTATTTTTTAATACTTTACATACTCTTTTATTCACAATAAGTCCTCCTTATACAATACTATTTAATATACCATTTGCCTTCTAAAATTTGTTTCATGTTTACTGAACCATCTTCATCAATAAGAACTCCAGCTCCGTTAACTTTAAAATCATATCTGCTACTACCGATTATACAATAAATATCTTTACCATCTTGCTTGGCTTGAGCTGCTTCCATGAAAGGAACTGGTATAGGTTCAAATTTCAATACAGTAAAGGTTCTAATTTGTAACGCTGGAGATACAGGATAACCTTCTTCATTCATATATCCTAATGCTAAATTTCCAGCCATATGATCCTTTACGAGATAAGTCATTCCATTATCTCCGAGTAATTTATCTCCTTCCTTCAACTCTTTTCTGTCAATCATTTTAAGAACTTCCCAACCCTTTAATTCTTTCATTGTAACGACCTCCTCATAATCTTCTATCATCTCTTCGCTCCAAGAGTATCTTCCTTCATCTATATCTAGTGCATAATCATATTTAGTTGTAAGTAGTCTTGTAATTTTAGCTACTTTACCGCCAAGGCTTATCATTTCTCCATTAATAAAAATATCATAATCAGTTCCGTCTACATAACCTTGTATCAAATCCTCTTTGATTCTTACTTGATCTCCAACTTTATGTTTCAATATAATCTCCTCCTCATAATCATATGCCTGTCTATTAAATATTTCCCATGTAGTTTTATTTACGTTATAGTAACTACCCTCTTCTGTGATTAAATCCGAACCAGTTTTCACACCTAAGATGTTAGATTTATCATCAGTATCTAAGACTACCTTTGTACCATCCTCTAATTGTAGAACTTCCTCCATTGATAATTTTTTACCTTTCATAAACCTTTTCTCCTTTCAATATAATATTATTTAATATAAAACTAAAATTTTATAAGATGTCTACTCGTTGAAGTCTTTTAGCTGATAAATTGCATTTCTAGTAGTTACCGTTACACCATTGTTCGTTTCTTCAAAGTTTTCAACGTTGCTAGTCATAAGAGTTCCATGTCCATCTGAATATTCAAAGAACATAGGTGTACTAACATTTAGATTTTGAATCTTTCCAATTTTACCAACTCTATACTGATGTGAATCCTTTGGTGTCTTACCATCTTTTTCAAGAACAGCTATTACTATAAGGGTATCTTCATAACTATGTTTTGACATTTGATACATCACTCCTTTCGGTTAAGATTTTGTCTACCCTCTTATAATACTACAATACTATTTATTATGCAAGTAATTTTAAGAAATTCTTTCAGTTGCAATATCAAAATATTTCTTATCTAATTCAATGCCTATGAATTTTCTATTTAGATTTTTACATGCTAATCCAGTTGTCCCTGAGCCCATAGTAAAATCTAAGACTAAATCTCTTTCATTTGTATAAGTCTTAATTAAATATTCCATTAAAGCTAATGGCTTCTGTGTCGGATGTAAATTACAAGTTTGTTTATCACTCTTAAATAATTGTACATCTCTAGGATATCTTTCGGTACTATCATAAGTAGTTAGCTGAGTATTTGCATTATAGCAATCACTATCTTTACAATTAACTTTAGATTCTGCCTTACTAATTTTTCTTTCGTGCCCTGCAGTCTTTTGAAAATTATAAGTGGGAAGCTTCTTATAGAATACCAAAATATTCTCATGTGCTTTCATTGGCATTTTCTTTGCATTTTGAAAACCAGTTGCTGCAGTCTTTTCCCATATCCATTCATACTTTAAATTCTGTAAATTACTACAACCTAGTACTTTATCAAATGGTGTCTGTGCAAATAATACTGCAGGTGTATTATCATAACTCATAGCATTTATTCTGTCCCACATTATATCTAAAGGTATTACAGCATCCCATTTACATTTTGTTGTACCATAAGGAATATCAGTTAAAATTAACTTAGCTTTTATGCCTTGTTGGATAAGTTTCTCCATTTCTTCTAAACATTCTCCATTTATTAATTCTATGTCTTCGATAACGACCAGTCCTTTCGTATAAAAGATACTTTTGATTAGATTATATTTAACTTTGTATTGATTCTCTTACCTTTTACAACATCTTCTAAAACAGTACTCATTAACTTATTTTGAGAATAACTATCAATAGGAATTTTGATTTCAGCGAAACTATTTATAAGAGAGTTCATTACACTATCAGTAATCCTATCGTTCATACGTTTTACAGCCCAACTAACTATTTCATCAAACATCATACCCTTTTCTAATTCCATATTAACCTCCTATAATATTATTTAATTTAACGAAAGAACTCTAAATGATTTTCTATAATAGTATCCTTAATAATAATTTGTCTTGCTGTCTTTCCCATAAAGTTAGATATTCCTGGAGTACCTACTACATTAATAGTTTTGTAAATTCCAGTACCACACTTCAATCTCTCACTGAGATCACTGTTCCATTGGATAAACTCAATCGAATCTGCTACGAATTTTGAATGTACTTTTTTCATTGTGGTAATTCCGGTAGCTTCTAATCCTTCTATTACAATATTTATTGGTGAAAAGCCTTTGCCTGAGATCATATTTATGAACTCAATCTTTTTAATCAATGGCATTGTTAGCTCTTTTGGTTTTAAGATCATATCAGCATTACTTGTTATTGTCAGCTCTGTACCCTCTAGTTGTTTATTTAAAGTAGTTATTAATTCACTCCATTTAGATTCATATAGCGATATACCTGCTGCTCCAGGATGGCCTTCACAGAAAATAACAAGTTTAGTATCAGATACAAACTCTTTAAAGTCAGGAATTCCATTTCCACGAATACTTCCTTTGAGGACTCCTTCCTTCTCAGTAGGATGAACTATTATAACCAAGCAATCATACTTTGCTGATAAAACATTTCCTACAAGGCCTGTAATATCTGCTTCCATTGCACCATCTCTATTAGATATTAAAAATCCCATAACTTTATCATTTATCATATTTTTTTCTTTAATTTCGATTTCTAATTCCTCTACTAATCTTTCCTTTTGGATATTTTGAATTTCTTTCAATTCTGTAAGTTCTACTATTATTTTTTTTACTTTTTTCTTATCATCCTCTAATAACAACTGTGCTGATAATTCTCCATGTTTAGTACGGACACCGGCATTAATCATTGGTGCTATAGAAAATGAAATACAAGTCCCATTGAATGTGTATTTACCTACCAGCTCTTTAAGTCCTGGATTAATTAGATGACTAAATCCCATTGAACAAATATATCTGTTTTCTGGACTGTCTTCTGATACATCTTGCATATCTCCTATAATTCCTGATGCAGCTAAGTCATAAAACTCTTCAGCTCCCGTAGTACCTTGTAAGAAATCTAAATACTTAATAAATTTAAAGGTTACACCGGAACCAGCAAGTGCAGGATTTTTATATCCGTTTAACTGTGAGTTTACAATTATTGCAGTTCCTTTCTTTTTTATAGGATGATGATCTAATACTATAACTTGAATACCATTGTCAATTAAGTATTTCTGTTCAGCACAACTATCACTAGATGAATCTACAGCAATTACTAATTGGTATTTTCCAATATAAGAAGGTAAGTCTTTCATATTTAATCCATGTTTTTTACCTACGTTAATTGACCATGTAACTCTATTGGTAAAACCAGTTAGGTATCTATAAAGCATACTGTTTGAAGCTACACCGTCTAAATCTACATCTGCAAGAATATGAATATACCATCCCTCTTCGATTGCCTTGAGAACTAAGTCAGCAGCTTCTTTAATATCAGACAAATCCTCATAGGGTAACATATCAGATTCTAAAGGTTGAAGGAAATGGACTGGATCTTTTATGTTCCTTCCCTCTAAAAGTAGTTGAATAAGATTTCCCTTCGGACTAGGATTTATTATCTGCCAATCCTTTTTCATATGTTCACCATCTTTATGATATTATTTAATATAGGTATATCTTTAATGGCATAATCTCCATGTAATTCGATTTCCTTCTTTTTTCTCCATTCAATTGCATCTTCTTTATTTTTAAAGAATTTATGTAGCCTGTCCCCTCTTGTCATTATACTAGAATGCCACTCTTGACTTTTCTTATCCCAACTAACTCCTTTTGTTCCACTTGAATTATTTTTAGGAGTTATTGAGTTCATTTCGTTTTGACTATCTGTTACAATTCTAAGTTTATCTTTTCTATTATCGTAAGTAATATGATATATATGGTCTACATCACATTCTTGTTTTGCATTCATTACTAATCTGTGCATCTTTATTGTCTTATTGCCATTCCTAGCCTTTACATACATATTTTTATCATAGCCCCAACAATAACCTTTTATTTTATCATAATCCTCCAAATCAAAATAAAAAGGTTGATTCTTGAGAGTATATCCAATTCCATAGGTTCCATCTAAATCATATTTATTTTGTTTAGATGACATTTTACCTATAGCTGAACATATTTCTCTTCTGGCACATCCACAACTTGTTGTATTACCTGATTTTAAGCTATTCCTTATGATTATAATATTCTTCGTCCCACAATCACAATTGCAATACCATTGAGGAGTTATATGTCCAAGTGGGGCAACATAGTTTTCTGCTCTACCTATTACAACTAATTTCCCAAATCTTTTCCCAGTTAAGTCTATAAATTTACCCATTATCTATTCCCTCTCTTCCTTTTTATTTTCATAAGTTGATTTAAACCAATCTAGGCAGAAGATATCACAGAAATTGTTCTCGCCACTACTGACTTGATTATTAGGATTTAGTTTCTTACCACACATAGAACATTTCTTTTTACTTAATTTTGTCATAATATTTCTCCATTCACTTTTTCAGCTTCTTCGTACCATTTACTTACGCCTTGCTTGAAAGTCTCACATTGTCCACTAGCGTTAATTTCAATTCTTTCTTCATTAATATTTTTAGTACAATTATCTTCCCAATAATTTTCGCATGAGCTATTTGTACACATCATATTAATTGCCATTTACTCTACCTCCTCGAAATATTTTTCTTTAAATTCCTTCGATAACCACCTTTTAAAAGTTTCATCATCTATTATCCATCCTACAAATCCGTTATATCTAGTGTATTTATTATCCACAGGATTAAAGCAATACTCCTTACCAACCGTAAATAATACTTCTAAATCAACGGTGTCATTAATTGTGTCTTTGCCTTTTAATATCATAATTTCTCCTTTCCTTTATCTCGTTTGAGATATTCATTTTGTTTGTAAAACTGCGTCTGTAATTTATCAACTTCTTTTAGAAACACAGCTTCCATATTTTCTAAACAAGTATCATTCTTTAAAAGATTGTCTTTACATTTTTTATATATTTCCATGTGATCGTTTGCTACTTTTAGTTCGTGTGTAAGTATTTCAAGAATATCTTCACATTGACGGATCTGTTGTCTTTTATGATATGATTCAAACATCTTTACCCTCTCCCTTCGTAATAGAATAGCTGTTTTAAATCTTAAAATAATTCTGATAGAAAGTAGGTCTTCTGCTTACTCTTTCTTTTTGGGTTGGACATTCATATCTTGTAAAAGTTTCAAATTCATAAGGATCAATCATATTCCTTCTACTATCAACATCCTTAATTGTAAAATTACTTTTTTCATATTCATCTCTTTCAAGACATATTTGGCGATTTAAAACTTTTATGTCTTCTCTATAATGCTCTTTCATTTTTGATAGTTTTTCTTCTAACGATTTAATTGTTGTTCTCTGTATTTCAACTGTTGGGCATTTATCACATCTATTGAAAAACATTTACAACCTCTCCTTTCATAATTCTAATAAATTCATCTTTTTAAATTAATTTATTTTCGTTAATATAAGGAGCTATCCCTAAAAATTTACTCTCTATTTTTTTATCACATAATAAATCACATAAAGCCATCATATACTCACAGACACACCTTAATTCATCTTTTAGTTCTTCTTTGCTTAATTTATTTTCTTTATATAATACATTTCCTATATATCCATCTATATCATTTTTTAATCTTTGTACTTTATTAGCATCCATAAACTAATCCCCACTTTCTTTTAAATTTCTATAATCATCAACTTCATTTTCTAAACCATATATAAAATCTTTTAAAGTGTCTTCTCCTTCACTAAATCCAGAATTAATTTCAAATCCATTATCAAAAATACTGAAGAAAATTAACTTATTACCCGATATAGATTTTTCACGTACTGCCTCAATATCACAATCTTTATACTTCACTTTCATATTTTATTACTCCATTCATTATTGAAAAAGTTATATCCAAGTTGACAAGGTACATTTTTTTCTTTGTCTATTGGACATTCTTTACAATCTCCATCGCCACACGTAATATTGCTTAATTTATCCCATGCTTTTATTAATTCATCATAAGCTTTTATAAATTCTTGCTTAACTTCCTCCTTCATATTTCTTCTCCTTTCATATAAAATATCTTTTTTAATATACGATATTATTTAGTATCTAAATACTCCTTTCTATCTATGGACTATAGTATAAATATCAATTATTTTACTGGTTCCATTGTTATAAATAATTCTACCTTGATTGACTCTTAGTTCAGGATCATCCTCTACAACTATAACTTTTATACCCTTCAAAGGATTTATGTCCATCCCGTCATCTACATTACTTCTAATAATTGTTTGTGACATAACCATAAATCCTTCCTTAAATACTTCCATTCTTATAGCTATTGGAGGCATATCATTTAGAATCTTCATAGTCCTTTCAAACTCTTTCATGGTAAATACCGAAACAGCTGATGTATATGTTTTATGATTACCACCATATAATGCAGTTTCTAACTCATCCCTTATTCTGGCATCTATCTTTTCAGTTGCTAATTTAAAAGCTTTATCGGCTTGTTCATTTAGCATGGCCTCATTTCCACCATTAACGAAATGGTTATAGACATGATCTGAGATACTTTTGTTGAATGCTGACATCATTGAGTCTACAAAATCTTGATACATTACTTTTCTCCTCTCATATAAAATCCTAATTTTAAGTTAATACCAATCAGGAGTTTCTCTACAATAGTCCTCATTTGTTTTGGTAATAACTTCACCACATTTCTCACAAAAGAATCTATAGGTTTTGGTGTATTGAGTCCAACACCCTTTATATATTTCATTTCTCTTTGCATCCATATAGACTAGTTTATGTTCATCTTCCTTACACATTTAAATCCTCCTCTGGTAATATTCCAAACTCTAAAACCTTTTTCTTAAATACATCTCCACCCTGAGAAACTAAATCAGAAATCTCTTTATCTGATAATCCTTTAGCTTCCAGTTCCCTAAATACTTCCTCAGCTTCAGTATGTAAATCAACTACCTCTTCAACAATTTCATTTGCATACCATTGATCTATAGTTTTAGAAACTCCATCACTCATAATATTTAAAGTAATTAATGCTGAATCCTTGTCTATCTGTTTTACAATTCCCTTTGTACCTTTTACTGTTACGTTATCATTAACTTTCATTTACTTTTCCTCCTTATATAATACTATTTAATATCGGTTTTATTTATAAAATCAAATACAAATTCTTTGGGTTCTAATTGAATAATTTTTGCCTTTACCTTCATATTTATTGTATCTAGCTCAAATTGCAAATGATCATTTACTTGCATTGCTGCACAAACTGTAACCAATGAATCTAACAAATTATTTGCTTCACCTTCAGATAAATTTAATTTAATTGTTTTATCAATTTCCTTTTCTAGCTGAACATAAACTGATTTATGACAGAATATTTCTTTATCTTTCAAATCATCCCAGTTTCTAATTTTAGTTAAGTGATATCTTTCTTTTGCGAAATATTCCATGCTTGCATACCACATTGGAAAATACTTAAATTCGTGGAATATAACTATAGTGTCTTCCTTTTGTATTCCGTTTTCCTGCATTGGCCTAACTACGTCTCCTACAAAGTAATCCATTCCTTCATATCTAAAAGCTTTAATTCCTATATCTCCGTAGCTATATCCGTTTGAACTGATTAATTTTCCTTTCATAATATAAATCTCTCCTCTATTTTTATTATTTACATTTTAAAACCCTTGTTTTATAAGACTCCTTGACCTAATCCTAGTAAAATATCCTGCATAACTTTATCTTTATTTTTATGTCCCTCACATAACAGATAAGATTGTTCTACTAGATTATCTAAATTAGTTAGAATAAATTTATAGTCCTTAATAGTAATTTCGGAATTAAGACTTTCTTCTATATCCGTTAAGTCAATGATACTTCTGTCGATATAAGTCTTCTTATCTCCGAGATTTCTTAATACAGTTATACTTTCTTCAATAATTTCATTGGATACATTTAAGGATTCTATCTTTACTGTTTTTGTAACCATTAAATCACCTATAGCAAATATGTTATGATTAAATCCTAATATCCTACTTATTAATTCTAGCAGCATCAAAGCTCTTTGCTCTTTTATACTTAATTCCGTCATAGTTAAATACCCAGTGATCTCAACATCCTCTAATAATTCAGAAATATGAATTACCTTGTCTGATTCTTTCATAGCCTTTAGTATTTGATCTTCAACCTTGTTCCTTGATATTATTAATTTTAGTCCGTAATATTTCAGCATATTAAATTTAAATTCATATGTTTCAATTTCTCCAAAAGACATCCAGAAGACAGGTTCCTCGTTATTTATAATTATCTCTCCTATTTTTTCCTCTGTTTCCTTCTCTTTAATTTCAGGTCTTTCGGTATATCCTTCAGAATATGAGCTAGATCCGCTATGAGTAATAATTCCTTTTGCATCAGGGAAGGTGGTGACAACATCCTCTTTTATCTCAATTTCTTCAAAATGACTTTCAGATTGAACTTCACTTTCTTTTTCTAAATATAACCGGAAATCTTTATAGTTACTAATGTTCTTATCTTTACTTTTAGCTAAGGCAATTTTTTCAAAGTATTTAAAATCTTTTTCATCTTGCCCTTTTAGTGTCAAAAATCTTATTTTGTTTTTAACGTTCTGTTTATCTACGTAATATCCTACTGCATTAGCAAACTCTTCTACTTCCTGTTCATCGCCTTCTAGCAACGCCTCTTCACATAATTTTTTAGCGTAATTCTGTATTTTCTTATAAAAGCTAGAATATTTACCATCCTTGATAATATCTTTTCTGTCTGGTGAGGTTAAGGATAATGTCTTATCTCCAACATGTATATCTCCTTTAAGATAAGGACTATTTTCTAATTTCTTAACTAATCTACCTTTATAAAATATGTTTAAATTATCGCTATACCAATAGTTACTTCCCAATGCTATCCAACCTTGAATATCATCTTCTTCAATTTTTAATTGGAAATAACTATTGTCTCCTTCAGTTAAATCTTTCTTTTCTTGTAAAGCGCCATTATAATAAACATTTAAGTCCTGTACGTATCGTCCTAATTGTTCAACCCTTTCTCCAATGTCATAACTAGAAGCTGTATCAAAATTGAATTTATTCAAAACTAGTTTAAATCCTGGATAAGATTCTTCTAACTCTTCAATTTTTATTTCAGTATTATTGGTATCTATCATATTATCTACATCAAAGACTAAGTGTTTATTCCCACTGAAGACTTCAATTAAACTACTAATTGTAATATTACTGAAGAAACCCATTCCAAAGGGATTTTCAGTTTCTTTTGTTTCATTATCCCATCCACTTTCTGCTATAGAAAATAGTGCTTGTGGGTTATCTAATATTGCTCCATCATTTTCTATAGTCACGCTATTCCTATTTACTGTAATATAAACGTTTGTTGCCTTAGCTCTTTGTGCATTCTGTATATCCTCATCTAAAAAGCAAAGGACATCCTTGAAAGTTGATTGCCTTAATAACCTTAATTGATTAATTATGTTTACTTTTAATTCTACCTTTTCTTCCATGTTTATCTCTCCTTCAAATTTATTATAATATTATTTAATATTAACTTGTTCGATTTTACTTTCTTCTGCTTCAAAGAACTTTATGATTTTTCTTGTCTCTTGGTATATTTCTCTTTCGGTCTTTTCTGTTAAGACTCTCCTACCTTCTCGCTGACAATAAGCTGAGAACAATTCTTTAACCACTTCGCTTCTTTTCATTTACTAACTCCTTTCTGTTTTCCTTCGATATTTATACTATACTACAATACTATTTATTATGCAATAGCTAAATACAATTTATTTACAGAAACCTAAATCTATTTCCCAGAATCCAATATTAATTACTATAGCATATGTTCCGCAGCAACTATTATTCTCAATTTTCAATCTGATCCCCAATACAAAATCTTTGCTACTCCAATTATTTATAAATTCACAAAATGGATCAAAATTATATTTACCCATGTTTTCACCTCATTTCTTCTATTAAAATTTCTCTTTTATATGAGAGACTTCCTTTGTTCTTTTAAATCCAAGGCATAATTTACAATTGAATATCCATCTTTATCTTTAGCATATTCCCATTCTCCTACGGATTTTAAATATTCCTTGGCTTCTACATATGTCATTCTTACCTCTTTTTCATAATCACTTGCCATATAGTTCTCACTTCCTTTCAATACATAAATTTTCATACTATTTCATATGAATTTTGTTTACTTTCCTAAATATGTATGCTAAAATCAATTTATAGTTCAGTATTTTTCATATCCTTTCATATTATAGAGTATATCACGATATGAAAATTTTCACAATAGTATGAAACAAATATAAGGAGGTCATATTAATGCAAATTCAAGATTTATTAAAAACTACTAGGCCAAAAGTAATAGCTGGTGACGATAATGGTTACTATGGTACTAAAATATCTACAAAAGATAAAACAATTTACATACGTAGCAAATACGAAAAGTCAAATGACATTTTGAATAAGGATGACACTTATCGGTTGAACTTTAATGGTATTGATTACATCGTAGGCCAAGGAGCTGAAATTAGTTCGATAGATTATGACAAGACAGCTAATGAGTTATATAAGATAATTACTGTAGCCGGTCTATCAATGCTATCAGATTTTACTGGTACTGATTTCTACCTTGTGTCATCTTATCCTCTTTCAATTTATAATCAGAATAAAGATCACTTTGCTGCATATCTAAAAGGAGTAGGAATATTTGAAACTACACTGGATGATATACCCAAGAAATTTAACATAGTAAAATCAGTGACTTTCCCACAGGCTGTAGCACACGCATATAATCATTTAGATTTATTTCAGGATAATATAAGAGGAATACTAGATTGGGGTGGTCTTACAATTAACGGTTGTGTCCTTGACGATATGAATATTGTTCCAGGTACATCCTTTACTGAAAACCTAGGAAGCATAATCCTAGAGAATGAAATCAAGAAGAAACTAGATACCAAATATAGTTTAAATCTCAAGGATTATGAAATTTCAAATATCATTAAGAATGGCTTAAAAGTTAATGGTGTCCTAATGACTACTTCCTGTGATATAATTAAATCAACTATAAGTGAGCACCTTGGAAAGATTATAAAGTCCATGAAGTCAAATAATTGGAATATAGAGTCGCTTGATTTATTTGCAACCGGAGGAACTAGTTTGACTTATAAAGATCAATTAAAGATTGCATTACCTCAAGTTATTATTTCAGATGATTGTATTAATGATGGATCTAAGGGATTACTCACTGTTGGTAATTTAATATTTAAGGATGATATAAATGGATAAATCCACTAGAAAAACATTTGATTTTAAACAATATATGGATGTGTTTGAAAAGCTTGATTCTAACCCTAATATGACAAAATATATCGTAGATTTAATTCGTGCTGATATGAAAAATGAAACTGGTAAAATTGATAAAGAAGAAGTATTTAAAATCATTGAGGAGTATCTACAGATTAGAAATATTATCGTGACCGATAAGCCTGTGGAAATCATTGATGAGGATAAGTTAAAAACCTCAGCTCTCAAAATATTAAATATGAAGGTTTAAGACAAGGATTTTACTCCCTGTCTTTTTTTTATTTCTCTTTATAAAATGTATGAGTACCTATTTTTGTTATTCTCACAACGTCCTTTATCCATGATGGGTTGCATAAATGTAAATCTACAAAATATAATACTTCCTTTGATCGTAGATTACCGCTCAGTACATCAGTAGCAGCTTGAATACATTCCTTGCTAGGTTCAATATTGAATAACCTTCCTTGAGTTCCAGCAAATTGATACTTTTCAAATATGATAGTTTTCATAGATTTGTTATAAACTCTCATTCTATTTATTACTACTGAACCTACCCATAACTTTCCTTCATAGGATTCTGATAGGCTCTCAGCTTGTATAAGTCTTGCCAGTAGAGCCACCTCAGAAGAGTTTAGAGATATAGGTGTGATTGTATTAGCTAATTTTACAACAGGCACAGAGGTTGCAGGAACAGGTATTATAACTTCCTCTTCCTTTATGACTGGTTTAGCCATTAAAATTGATAATGTCTTTGTTGGTTTATAAATTAATTGTCGCTCTTTGACTGTTTGAATTGGATAAGTCAAGAACATAACTTCAGCCAAAGCTATAGTGACAATCAATATGAACTTCTTTGGCATACTTTCACGTCCTTTCATTTGTTTTGTTACAATACTATTTAGTTTGACGTTGTTTCTTTGTCTACATAGGCATCTTCTATAGCTTCGTCCAGGTCATCTATCGTAGAATAACTTGTAATCCACCACGCAAGCTCATCTGTGTTTTCAAATAAGGGTTTAATTTTTCCTTTTTTATCCGTGGTCTCTCCGACTTTTTTCATCTTAAACTTACGCTCCATTCCATGTATGTAGATGAATTGATTTTCTTGTAACGGTTCATTATTCCATGTTTTTTTACTTATTTTACATTGGCACGTTTTACCATTATTAAGGCAGTAGGTTTCCATTACTGGAGAATATTTAGTATCTATACCGGATACTAGTACATATCTTTTGTCTAATCTGTCGTTTTTATAGTCTATATATCCGAGTATTTCCTTTTGGAAGGATATTTTATCTTGCACTGATAGATTTTCTTCCCTGAGATTATCCCATATTTCGTGTAATGATTTATCATAATCAAATTTAGTGTAAGTGGCTGCGGTAGGTGAACTGTTATTTTCTATGATCCTTGAAACATTAGGAAAAGTTATTTTCTCAGCTATAGTTTTTATCTTAGGTGCTTTTTTAAGAAATAAAATATCGAAACATTTTATGAAGTTCAATATTTTATTTATTCCTCCAAACACATTAAAATAATCACACCTAACCAGTAAGTCTAGCTGTTTTGAATTGCATGACGTTTTATCTTTAATGTCCTTCAATAAATCATAAAATTCATCATACTTATTATCCTTTAGACCATATAAATCATCAGCTACGGTGGAGTTTAAAAATTTAATACTTCCTATTCCTTTGTATATTGAATTGGTTTCTTTGTTGTAGAAATAGCCACCCTTTGAATATCCAAATCTTGGAGGCAACAAATTTATACCCCTACCTATGGTATACTCCATTATTCTTTTTGTTTTTGCCTCATCATCTGACCAAGCATTAAGACAACTTGATAAAAATTCTAATGGATAGTAATATCTCAACCATCCCTGGCAATAACCCGTTATTGAATAAGGAACATTATGATTTTTTGAGAATCCGTATCCACTTGCTGACTGTATATCTAACAGAAACGGCTCTATTATTTCTTTAGCTTTGTCCAAACTTATATTATGAACCCTGGGAGTATACTCTAAAAATCTCTCTCTTATCTCGGCTAACATCGGTGTGGTATCACCCTTTTTAGCTATTGCTCTACGTACAAGATCACTTTCAGCATCAGAATACCCACAGAACTTAACAAGAAAGAGCATAATTTGTTCTTGTAGCAGTAGATAGTTAAGAGTTTCGTGTAATAACCCATTCAATTCTTCGATACCATTATCCTTCAATATGCCGTTGCAAGCATCATTTCTAAAATTTTCACCGGCTGGCCTAATGGCTCCACATATAAACATGAATAACTCAAACATTGTTATATTGGGATTGCGGATCTTAATCTTTTCTATGACTTCCTTTCTTGTTATATCACCCAAATATTTATGTGCCATGTCAGACTCCATTTGAAATATAGCCGTAG